TTTGAATTTGTATCGAGCAGCCAATCGAACACTGTATATGGCATCTGTTGATCCAGGACAAAATCAGCTGTTTTGCATATCAGGAACAAAAGCAGAACCAGTATTTCCTCATTCTACATTCCAGTTTCCATTAGGTAAAAACATAGATGGTAATCACTGCGTCTTAACCAAACAACGTATTCAGGATCCATGGATTCCACATGGAGTACCCATTAAGGATTGGATCTTGCCTTCGGAGCAGATTCAGTGGGCCAGTTTATTATCGAGCTTGATCCTTACGATTAAGGAAGGTAGACAGACCATTTGGTTTTGTTCGCCGCACAGAAGACCTCGATCCATCATGAGTATTCCTGTGGGGACATTGATCCCGATGGTTTGGCCACAATGGGAGAATTCCGTTATGCAAACCTTTTTGGTGAAGGATCCGTTTGAGATTCCCTATCTTATTACGATTGTGGACAATCAGGTTCGACGATTAACCAATGGAATCCAGATCCCACACCCTGTTTCCTTTAAACCACTCGAGATTCATCGGTTTCATACGAGATCTAAGGATGGCACCGTTGTTCCGTATGTGACGATTAAAGAACATGGGTGCAAACCAAAAGGGCAATTCGTCTATGTCTATGGATCGTATGGATCGACCACACCGATTGACTGGCCGTATCAGAATTGGTATCCATTATTGAAACGTAAATGGATGATTGTATTTGCACTCGTTCGAGGAGGAGGAGACATAGATGATGCATGGGCAGAGGCGGCACGCCGAGAACACCGTCATGTGTCGGTCGATGATTTTGAGGCGGTGATTCGTGCATCTCAGAAGAAACATCATTTGACTCCTGCACAAACCGTTATTTACGGCAGATCGGCAGGCGGAGTTCCTGTTGGAGCCATCGTATCCCGGTTCCCCGATGGACAGTTGGTGGGAGCAGCATTTACGGAAGTTCCTTATGTGGATGTTCTTAGAACCACGTCCAATCCCGATTTACCCCTAACCAAGGGAGAATACAAGGAGTTTGGTAATCCAAAGGATCATGTACTTGAATTTAAAGAATTGATGTCGGTATCTCCGATTAATACACTTCCCCCGGATGGGGCACCCGGTGTATTTGTTATGAGCCACGTTGGGTTATTGGATCGTCAAGTCTATGCGTACGAATCGTTCAAGTGGATTCAGAAGTTGAGAGGAAGAGAGTCTCCGAGCGATCCTGATTTGCATCCGAAAGGAAAGTATGTTACGTTTGAACGAAAGGAGGCTCATCAGTACAAACCAGATCACATGGCACGATTTCGGGCGATTGATTTTTCGATTTTGGATGCTTGGGTGGAAGGAGAACTCCGATTTGCGTAAAAAATAATCTAATGATCAAGTATAAAAGATGTCATCCCCCAGCAACAACAACAACGGTTTTACCAACGAGACCAAGAACGCATCTGGATTCACTGATGCCCCCAAGACCGGCGGCCGCCGCAGCCGCTCGACCCGTCGCCGCACGAATGGCGGTCGCCGCACGAATGGCGGTCGTCGCACCCGTCAGTCTCGTCGCAGCACGAACGGTGGCCGCCGCACCCGCCGCAGCACTCGTCGTAGCACGAACGGTGGCAAGCGTCGCAAGTCGCACGGCAAGAAGTCGCGCGGCAAGAAGTCTCGTCGCCACTCGCGCAAGAACTAAAGTCTAATTAAACAAGACTCCTTTCGTTTTCCACGTTGACTTCCGCCAGGTAGCCATCGTTGTATATATTGCTCTCTATGTAGTTCATGTCCTCCATAGAGACGAATACCCTCCCTGTGTTTTGCCGTTCCATAACCATTGGATGAGCATAAATGATACCGTTCCTCGCATTCTGGGTGAGCCTCACAATAGGCGTGAATCCATTCATCGTGGGCGACTTTGGCCAGAATCGATGCACCCGCAATGGCCATGTATTGATCATCTCCTTCTACAATCAGCTCTTGCTGTCCGTCCCATTTGTCTAATGATAATACTCCATCAATCAATAAGCGACAAGATGGTTTGTCAGGAAAAGGAACGGCTTGGAAGGCACGGCGAAATGCTTCGCGGTTGGCCCAGGTTATGCCTTCACGATTGATTTCTTCTGCTCCCACCACTCCAATTCCATGTAGAGGAAGTAGTTCTTTGATTTGTTTTGATAGAAGTGCACGTTTTTTAGGGGAAATCTTCTTGGAGTCGCGTAATTGTCCTAGTGTAGCTCTTAGCGTATCTGTCCATTCGGACTCAGGAGGAATCATGAGGGCACCGGCTACAATGGGTCCCCAGAAGGAACCACGTCCGGCTTCATCAATACCTACTTCAGGAATACCATCTTCTGCGAAACGATTGGAAAGAGGCATGGGTGCTTGATCATTCTTTTTACAATTCTGCATCAAATTTTAGCATACAGTAGAGAGAAATGATTTTGAAGCTATCGATTGCTGGGCTTCTGATCGTATTAGTCATTGTCTTGACATTGTCTTATTATTTCAACCAGGAAGGATTTTATTCGCCGGTTCCTCCTGCATCACGTAATCAAGCGGCTACCCCCGCTACAGGTGCTCCTCCAGCGGGTGCTCCTCCAGCGGCAGGTGCAGGTGCCGCTGCGGCTTCTCCTGCTGTAGCGGTTGGTCCTAGAGGCCCACCTGGACCACAAGGCATAAGAGGGCCTCAAGGCGTACAAGGCCCGATGGGTCCTCAAGGCCCAATGGGTCCACCTGGCCCAGCGGCTGGTTCGGATCTATCAAAGGGATCTTCCTTAGTTCCAGCATCGGGTTCTGGTCCCGCACCCTTCTCTTCCCTTGCTACTCCAGCACTTGGAGCGAATCTTGCAGCGAATGCGGCGGCTCCACGAAGAACCGATGTCCTGCCTCAGAACACATTGAGTGAGACGGCTAAAACCGCCATGGAATCACAGGGCAAATCCGATTTTTTGAAGTCCATTCAGAAGATCATTCGTAATGAGCTTCTTGCCAGTCGTTCCACTGATTCCGATATGATGGGATCGTCGGATGGATCGTGCGATGGATCCGATGCAACCCAGCAGGGACAAGATTATATGTCTGCAAAGACGGATATGTCAAAGTACATTAAAAAGGACAGTATTCCATGCTATGGATGTTCGTTAGATTATTAGACATCTTATACTCCGGTTCGTATCCAGTGTTTTATAACATAAAATAATAGAGAGAAATGAAACAAATCTTATTTTTAGGATTGTGTATCGTATTATTACTCGCTATCATTGTATGGAATCGTAAACAATTCGACGGATTTGCTAATCCTGGAGAGGCAGTTTATTGCACAGGATATAATCCAAAGGGAAATGGAGCAGTATATCGTTATGATGGTGATAAGAAAATACGCTGGTATCCATCTCCTGAAATTGCGGGATCATGGGATCCAAACTGGATTTCGGTAACAACACGCCCTGCGATCGATTGTACGGGATTTACATTGGGGCCTGATATAACACTCAATCCTGCATTTGCCGCTAAAAAATGTGTATTTGATCCAACCAAATATGCCAATTATTATCCGGATTTGAAAGCCGCTTTTGGAACGAACGCGGGGGCATTGAAGAATCATTGGCTTACATACGGAATGAATGAGGGTCGTACCCCATGTGGCTCCGACAATCCATCATGTAAATGGGATCCGGCGAAATATGTTAAGGCAAATCCAGAGGCACAGCAACCATTTATTAGCCCGATAGAACATTATAAGACGATTGGTATTGATCAAGGACTTGCACTGTGCGTACCAGACTCCACCACGCCACCAACTACTATTTGTCGTTCAGTGTCTACGCCCTTTCAACCAGAAGGAGGCGGTAATGCCGTTTTTCTTGACCGTCATAATATTGTATGCAATGATGATGAAATGATTTCCCAGATGCGTTATATCCGAAGTGGTAGGGATACATTTCGCTATGATTACAAGTGCTGCAAGATTGACCCTTCTAAAATGGTAGGACCTGCTGGGCCGGCTGGAGTAAAAGGAGAAAAAGGTGATAAGGGTGTAGCTGGGCAGGCTGGTACAAATGGTGCACCAGGAGCACCAGGAGCCCCTGGTGCAGTAGGACCAAAAGGCGATCAAGGTCCAAAGGGAGACAAAGGCCCTCAAGGAGTTAAAGGTCCAAAGGGAGATCAAGGACCACAGGGTCTACAGGGCCTACAAGGTCTCCCAGGGCAGAATGCAGTCGTACCTCAAGTATCTGTCAGTGATACGAGTTATAACGCAATGGCTTTACAGCAACAATCGAGCATCTTGCGTGATATTCAAAACATCTTCCGCAATGAATTATTGGCGACTCGCACGACCGAGAATCTAGTATCATAATTTCCTTCACAATAAAAAGATAAGATAAGAAAGTAGGATGTTTGCGTTCTTATCATTACTATTTGTGTTAATAGCCGTCTTCTTTTTGACATCCGCAAGCAATGTCGCAAAGGAAGATTTCGCGAATCCACCGTCTCATACGGTATCGATTCCATCGGTTCCCTCTCCCACTTCTATCCTTCCGGATCCCAAGAAAGATAGTGTCGATGAGGTCCAACCCCATACACTTCCAGGAGAGATCCCAGTTGCTCCTTATGAACAAATCGCGACCATGAGCCCTCTACCTTATCAGGATACCGCAGCGATCAAGGCGAATCGTCAGCAGATCGTTTCACTGTTGGAGATGCTCAAGGGTTTCTTGGCGTTTGAGGCCCAGAGTATCTCGGAAAAATCCGATCCATCGATTCAGTTGCCATTGACAACTGCGAAGAGTGATTTTCATACCCTGCAGTCTGCGGTCGAAGTACTGAATCGCAACCCAGGTATCCAGCCAACCATAACCCTGACGAATTTGAATGAAATGGCCTCCAATTTGGCCTATTTACAGGAACAGGTTCGTCTTACTGGTAGTGCAGGGACACTACAAGGACCCGTGAATATGTTTACGGAATCTGCTAAAACGGAAGGATTCCAGGGAGGTCAAATCGCAACCATGCAGGATTTGATCCAGTTTGTCTCTCGCATTCAGGGTGAGATTCTTCGTTTATCCAAGAGCGGAACAACGGATCCAAATGTCACCGCCCGTGTCGCGGCGTTAACCCAGATGAAGACTGACATTCAAACGATTATTGACCAAGTCAAGCAAGGAACGTTAATGGAAGTAGAAATCCCCATTCACAAGAAAGATTTAGATAAGGCGTTCCCCATTCTTGGAAAGCCAAGCGAGCCTCTGCCACAATTGATCAAAACCCTTCGTCTACCTGCTGGTCTGGCTAACGCTCTGCCATCAAATATACAAAAGGATCCGGCGACCACCCGTCAGATCAGTTCGTTGATTGATAAGTATGCGGATCAGATTGTGAACGGCTTATCCGCTACGTTTCAGGTTTCGTATTCCCCTCATGCATCCGAGGCGGCACTAGCGAAATCGTCCACGGTAGACAAGACAGGATTTCCTTCTTTAACCGATTTGAATAATGCCAGTCAGGGCAAATTGAACCCCATGGACATGGCTCGCCCAATAACCGATCGCCTCGCCCCGACACCGATGGATGCGGGACGCGGACCGTCTCATTTTGATTGGAAACAACGCTCAAAGGAGATTGAGGCTCAGATTAAGAAGCGTGGATTGAAGCAATCTGATTTCGGTATCTTGCCACAAGGAACCAAGGTATCAAACGATTTTTCGTGGAAGGGATATGTACGAATGATCTGCACTCGTCTACAGGCGACGATGGATCCTGCTCTTCCCGAGACGTGCGGATGTCCTCCGATGGATTGGAAGGGGTGGAGAATTGCCAAATAAATCATTCCGAACAATAGAATGACGTACATTGTGGAATCCGATTTCATTATTCGTGCGGTTGATAAGCCCATTCATCAGCGAAATATTCTAGGTCAGTTCACTTCTTCGGATATTGCCTATCAGTTTATTGAGAAGTATTTGGCGGATACCAAGGAGCTTCATACTTATTTTGCTAGACAGATGCTTTGTCCAAAGGAAGATTACATGGAATACATTTCTAGCGAGCGCATCATTGCGATTAATATTGTACTAGGTCAATTCGAAGATATGATTTATGTCCGAAAGGCCGATCAATAATCATGGATTTTATTAGCTGATAAAAAGTAGTAGAATGAACACCATTCATTTGATCGTAATTTTTATTATAGGTCTTGTCGTTGGACATTTTCTATCAAAGTTCTACCCATATGAGGGATTTCAGAATGGAGGATCGATGTGTGAAACATGTGGTCATGCCGATCCATGTGGTTGCGAGAAACCACGTCCCCGTCCCATTCGTCCGGCATGCCCTGAATGCAAACAGCCGAATATGAGCAATTATGTTCTCAAGTCTTCGATCCCACCTTGCCCTGCGGTACCTGATATGAGCAATTACATTCTGAAGAGCGAGTGCCCACCGGTCCCCGATCTCAGCAATTATGTTCTCAAGTCTTCGATCCCCAAGCAGAATCCGGTTATTCTGGACTGTTCCAAGTGCCAGAAGCCCTCTGGTGAATGCCCACCATGCCCACGCCCACGTTGCCCAGAGGTGAAGTGCCCGCCGGCCACGAAATGCCCCAGCTGTGCACCATGCCCACGTCAGTCGTGCCCTCCGGCTGTGGTGAAATGTAAGGCAGAGGATGTGGTTCCTGATTCGAATTCCGTCGTGCGTCCCTATTTGGCGCCTCTGAGCTACCGTGGATTCGGTATGGAGTAAATCATATGTATGATATTGTTATCTTGTACATTCCATAAATGGACAAGATAAATTGTGAAAAAAGGATAGGAAGATGGATACGCGGTTTTGGGGTCCATCGGGCTGGAAATTATTACATTTGATTTCATTTGATTATGAATATCGTGCGGATTCCACATTTTCTTATTCCAGTTTCTTTGAAACGATTCCATACATTTTACCGTGTAAATTCTGTCGTGCGTCTCTGACGGATTATTATCGAATGCACCCCTTTTCCCTGGCAAATAGCGGACTGGATCCGAGACTGGATCTTAAAAAATGGATGTATACCATTCATGGTCTCGTAAATGCCAAGTTGAGAAAACAGGGACTTCATCCTCAACCTACTCCTCCCTTTTCCCAAGTAAAGGCGTACTATAGCGATCTTCAGAAACAAACGTGGCAAGAACAATTGGCACTATTCTGGGATTTCCTATTTGCGGTGGGATATCATCATCCGAAGGAATCATCGACACATTCTGCACCCATGCCTGATTGTCCAAAGGAGGCAAATACGTGTAAGGATCCTTGTGAACGCAACAAATGGAACGTTCTTCCTTGGAGAAAAAGAATGTATTGGTTCAAACGATTCTGGATCTTTCTTCCGGCCGTCTTACCACATGAGATCGCGAAACATTGGGAAGAGGTGGAGAGAAAGAATCCGCCGACGCTGACGTGTCGGAAGTCGACAATGGCATGGCTCTGGAGAATGCGATGCGGCCTGGATACATCCTTTACAGATCCCTATACCAGCATTTGTAAGAAGATTGCAGGATATTCCAGTGATTGTGGGACGAAATCAAGTGGGATAACGTGTCGTAAAATCCGAAAACAAAACAAGCGTACACATACGGTTAAAAAAACAAAGAAAGACAGTAGGGTATGAACGAAACATATAAAAACGTATTCATTTATGCAACCATTATCATGCTTGCAGCACTGATTACGGTGTGTACGTTTGATACATGGCAAACCGTATTATTGGTTATGCTTTTGATCATTGCGGTGAATTATGTGGGAATCATGACGGTGGATAAATTGACAACGATCAATGTTTTTCCGATTCGAGAAGGATTTGAGGGATCGGAAATAACGGAAGCACAGAGTTCCAAGTATGAATGGTTGACGAACGATGATTTGTTTGATGATTTTTATGCATCGGTGTTTACGAAGTTGACGCAGAATGAGAATCTGATTCAAGCGGAAACGGCGATCTGTTTGGAAGAGTTTGCACGTAATAAGCCGAAAGAGAGTTTGAATATTCTGGATGCAGGATGTGGTATTGGAATTGCGACATGTTCATTCGCGAAGCAGGGTGCGGGACATTCGGTAGGAATCGATAGGAGCCAGGCGATGATCCGATACGCCAAGGGAACAACTCTTGCAGGAACCACGCTAACACCTGAGCAGCATGATAGTGTCGAGTTTCGAATGTTTGATTTGATGGGACCAGGTGCGGCCGCCGCAGCAGAGTTCACGGATGCATGCTTGTTGTATTTTACGATCTACTATTTTCGTGAAATGGACACCCTGTTTCGCAATTTGGCACTGTGGGTGAAACCAGGTGGCTCCTTGGCGATTGAGGTGGTGAATAAGCATAAGTTTAGTCCAATTTTGGATTCAAGTAATCCATGGGTAGGAGTAAGCCCGCAGAATTATGTCAAAGAACGCCTGAAAACATCGAAGGTAATCTTTGACAAGTTTGAATATGAAGCAACGTTTGATCTCGAAGATCCAAAGGCCGAATTTCGTGAAACGTTTCAATTCAAGGATGGATCGACGAGACGACAAAAACATACGTTGTACATGCCGAGCATCAAGGAGATCATTACGAAGGCACAGAGCAATGGATGGTCATACACGTCATATGTAGATTTAATGCCGTTGTCGTTTCAATATGGGTATTTGCTCTTTTTTACGAGGAACGCCGAGTAGTCTGTTTACGAGTTCCTTTTTTGGAATGATTACGTTTTGTTTTACGACCACCCCTAGATGGGTTATTTAAATGACGCTGTGCGATCTCTCGCTGTATGGGTACAACACGCGATTCTCTCATCGCAGTTTTAAGTGTATTCTTATTGGCTGGTAGTACTTTTGTATTACTGTTGACAAAGGCAATTTCCTTTTCAATTTGCTGTTGAGCAGAGCGTAATTGTTCTAATGATAATTTTTTAAGATTCTGTGTTTTACCTGGTTGTTCCATACCATTCTCTATTTCTTCAGATGGAACAATTCTCTCTGCCTCTTTTTTCAAGGCATTGTTCATATTCTGTTTCGCTTTTTCCTTGCTCTCATTTGGATGAGAGATATTCAAAGAAACAATGAGGGGTTCTCCCTTGTAGGTCATTTTAACTACCTTTGTTCCCTCCTTAGCGGATTGGACAGCTTCTTTGAATTTGGTTTCAACTACTTCATTATCCTCAATTTGTGCATCTAGTTTTTTAAATCCATTATCATCCAAACGATAGGACACTGTGCTTCCATCTTTTGTACGAACGGAAACATCAATTGGACCGTTTTGTTTTGTTCGATTCAGTAATGGCGTTTTCATATTAGAATTTAGGACGGATACAGGCGAAGCTTCCTTTTCCATTTCATTCATGATGAGCGTTATATCATCCAGATTCTTTCTCAATTCTGCGTCATTAGGTAAAATTTCTAATGCACCATCCAGTACCTCCTTAATCTCCCGTGCATATTGTTTATATGCGGTGGATAATACAACCGCTTGACGTTTCACCTCAGGATCATTTGCACCTTTCGTTTCTTCTAATTTCATATAACTATCAAATAACGGCTGAACAGTTGTTAATGTATTTGCGGCCTTGAATTTTGATTTTAACACATCATGAACCGGCTGTAAACGAGACGCACGTTGTTTTTTAAATCCCAATTCCACCTCGGCATGACCTTTTTGCTTTGTGGCGTTTGGATCATTCACTTTTGCATTTTCGAATCTCTTTTGTTCAAGTGCAATATCTTCTTTCATTTTTTGTTCTGCTTCCTGTACTTGAAGGATTGTGGTATACCCATTTAATTTTCCTCTCTCCTCATTCTTAACGCTATTAATAACCTTCCCTAAAAAGTCGTCTTTTACCTTAGTAAAAGCATTATCTGCAATCTTGCTGCCATTATTTACTAAATAATTTGACATCTCAGACGCTTTCATGTCCTTTACCGTTTTTTCTGAGCTAATCACTGCCGCTGCAGCGTTTGCGTTTGCTCCAGAGTTGGGAAGATTAATCGAAACTTGATTTTGACCAATAGCCTGGCTGGGGTCTTCCATCCTTTCTCCTTTTACCCCAGATAATTCTTTGGCTATCATAGTGATGTCGGAACTCTTTGATGTGTTTCAGCCTCATCTAAAACGTGGATCAGCACATCTCCCCTTTGATCCAAAAAAAGCATATGCCTATGTGGAACATCCACAGGAAGGATGGAGGGTCTATCTACGGGCCTGTACGTTTCTTCATCGTGCATCGGAACCGTTTTCAAAACAACACTTTTTGGTGGTAAAAAAATCGAAGGCTCACCGTACTTCATCTGTATGGGAACCACCGAAAGGTCAAATGGAAGGAAAAGATATGGATTCGCGTACACCGATCATCCATTTGTTAAAAGAGAATGCGATGCGAGAAACGGAGGAGGAAGCCCATATTTCTCAGATTCAGAATCTCCATCATACAGGGCTCGTATTTCAATCACAAGAACATGATTATCCACCCAATCATTATTTCCAGTATCATGTGTTCCAGGGGTTCGTATCGGACGAGGAACTTGAAAAGGCGGAGAAGACGTTTGCGTGGATGAGAGCCCATCCGAAAGCGGTTCAACGATGGAAACGGGATCGCAAAGAAAAAGACGAGATCGCGTGGTTTTCTCCGAGCCAGACTCGTCTGAATCCAAGATGGTGTCCGGACATTGTCGCGTTATATATTCGTCATCTAGGACATTAGATTCGTTCGAGCTTACAAGCACGTGCTTCGCTATCCATGATCTTCTGAATTTCCTTGGAGGCTTCTTTTCGATAGTCAAATGTGCAGCTATGTTCTTGAGGTTGCAAATGTGAAATACAAAACCGTTTTTCACATTTGCAAATGTATTCCATCAACCCGAGCTTCTTATTACAACATGCACAACGATTACTCTGTTTGGACTGCTTTGCTTGCGTATTATTCTCAGTTGGAGGCATGTTTCGATTTATAGACACAGCAACAGCACATCAAATTTTTAAAGCCAGTCCACATAATACTCCATGTACTCACATGACCAGTAAGACGATACGCGGCATGTTCTTGCTCCAATTCTCTGCGATATCGTTGATAGGGGCGTGGATTCTCTTCATCCCAAGGATTCAGTGAATCGCGTCGATATTCCATTTGTAAGAGGAACGTACCCCTCGTTTATGTTCGAAAACCACCCGTTCCACTGGGATCATATCGGCTCAGTATATTCTGACAATACGCGGTTTGAAACGGATGACGTCGGATGACATCGGTACTAAACTTGGTATCTTCTCTTCCTTGGAACTCTTCCGATTCTTCAAATCGTGTATGGGATAACACCACACGACGAACCGAAACATGCCCATTCGCAATTGGAGTTTCTACCGCAGGATAGCGAAGAATGGTGGATCCCCATTCACATCGGTCCAATTGATTCAAATACAAATATACGTTTTGATACATGGTAAAATCAAGAGAGGTTCCTAGTTCAATATTATGAAGTACAATATGGGTATCTTGTTTTTCAAAACAATCGGCAATAATGGATAGACGTTGAGGATGCATGATGTCATCGGCATCAAAAAAGGAAACAATATCGGTGTTCAGAAATTCAGCCGCGGTATTTCGATTCTGGGCAGCGTTCTTCTTTTCCTTATGAATCACAAACGTAAAAGGAAAGGAGTACATGGAACGACGATATACAACATCTTCTAGAACCGTAGAGGAACAACTAATGACAACCTGATCGGGTTTTCTGGTCTGTCGTTCTATGGAGTCAAATAATCGTTTTAAATGAGGAAGATGCCCTTTATAACAGCAAATGGCAACTCCGATGGTCAGCACCATTCTTGCTAGTACACACGAGAATTCAACGTAGCATAAACTCGCAATCGTATGATTCTATAAATGGTCTTTTGGAAGTTGTATCCGTTGGCGACCTGGATCTCTTCGTTTTGGAATCGGGATCTTTTTCAGAGTCATCTCTTTAATAAATCAGCGATTCCATCTCCAACGGGTCAACCAGGGAACTGGCTCCAACCGGATGAAGATCGAGCCCCTGTTTTAACTCATCTTCGCACCCATTTCGGATCTCCACCGCATACACCTGTATTGGATATTCCAGAAGAGCATCTAATGGGTCCAAAGGACCATTTTTTCGTAGTGCATGATTCAAATGGAATTGCAGGAACGATTCGGTATCATTATCTGGGGGAGTTTGTATCCGCCCATAACGAAGCGATTTATGTGGTAGACTGTTTCTGCATTCATCCGAAGTGGAGAGGAAAGGGTCTGGCAGATTATCTTTTAACTGAATTGCATCGGTATGCAAATCAAAGAAGAATTCCATATGCGATGTTCTTGAAAGAAGGATCAAAGTTAGCGATTGCACCGACTCCGTTTTATACAGGATTTTATGCGTATCGAGAATTGGCACCATCGGATCCGTCCCCGTATGTTTCTGATCTTACGATGGGTCAGGCACATCGACTGATGGAAGTTTATCGAATGATTCATTCCAATCGGTTCTTGATTTTGAACAAAGAAGGAACCAATCAGTATTGGAAGATGTTTCGAAAGGGAGTTCATAGGGTGCTGGCATGTGTACAGGATGCATTTCAGAAAAAAGAGGGGAAGAGGATGGCATGGATTACTGCGTGGTTGGAATCCGCGGCAATGACGAAATCGATAAGACAGGAAGCGGCGATTGCCTTTGCAGATTCATTGTATCCTAGTTTCGATTATGTGTGGATCAATCGTCAGTGGGGAGGAGAAAAATGGACAGCGGATGGAGGGTTTCACTGGTATACGTATCAATGGAGCTCTTCAATAACTATGACGATATCATATTCGTTGCCGATTTAAGAGGGTGGTGCTTGTACGCGACTGCGTTTAGTACTATTGGTGCGTCGCTGAAATTCATTTCTTCCAAGGATATTTATACCTTGTTGGTTCGAGAATCGAACTGGTTGTTTAATGGTTCTTCCACGCGAACTGATTGCAGATCGTGGTGGCACCTGTGGTTGTGTAGGAAATCGGAATGGTGCAGTAGGTCTAGCCATAGCAGGTCCAGCCATAGTAGGTCCAGCCATAGTAGGTCCAGCCACAGTAGGTCCAATAGCTGGTGGAGCAGGACCCGCAGGAGGAGCAGTAGGAGGTTGCACACCCGTTCGCGGTACAAATACAGGCTGTCTGTCCGATTGTTGTTGTGCCTGTGGTTGTTGTACTTTTGCAGTATCAGCTGCACGCTTTGCTGTAATGATATCTTGTACACCATGCAGGTAGGTGGTTTCACAATCTTCATAATACGACATCAACAATTCACGTGCATCATAATTGATGCTATTTAATTCAGGAAACCCACCCTGAATCAGGGTAGGGCTCAATGAGATCTGAAAATATCCGCTGCTCTGATCGCGCTGAACACGGAACAATCGATTAATGATTGCCCCACACTTAACAGCGTGATTATATTGGCGTCCAAATAGTTTTTTAACCGATTCATATACCACTTTTGCAACACTATTCGGCAGTTGCATGTCTTGATCAGAAACACCTAGAATTTTGCACAATTCTTTATCGCGTTGAATGGATATAGCATCTAATCCTTCTTTGATGACATCATCTGGAGAAGCAGCGGCTCGTGTCATTCGAGTGGTATCACCAAACATACGAGACATGGTACGAATAAATTTCAGATATTTATCCTTACTCGATACTCCGTCCTTTCCTGGAACCGTACCAATGAGAACCTGTGGTGTTCCGAATTGAACCGTATCATAGAACAGTTGGGCTAATGCGGATAGACCTGGACTCTCTTCTACTTTCGTAATGGGAATACCACTTCGCGTCACGGTGGTTTTCATACCAGAATTAGAAACACGTGTCGATTCCATAAATTTGGGTTTACAAATCGAGGAAATACCGTCTTTGTCAAAGGGTGCGGCTCGAAGAAGTTGCATTCCGCGTGCGATGCAATGACCAAGAGGTTTTACCTTGCTCAGATTTTGGATGATTTTACTTATTTTTAATTGTGGCTGAACATCGCGTTCGGATTGATTGAATGCTACAGAAGAAGACGTTCCTTCTACAAGGGATCGTACATAGGGAACGAGAATGGTAAAGATCTTATTAAAATAATCCGCCAGGCTAGCGGTGGATCCAGCTACTTTGTAGGTATAACCTACCGTTCCAGTCGCTGCAATCTGTCCCGAAATCGTTATGGATTTTTTGATGGAATCAGGCAGTGTTGCTTCTCGTTCAGTGGCATCTCCTTTCTTTTGATACTTGATCTTTCCAAAGGAAACGGTTAAATTATTAGAACCAATACCTGCACTTGTAGAAGTAATAGGAAGGTACGAAAATTCCTTTGCACCCGTGTAGCCGATTGCGAATGTACCCTGTTGGGTAGAGGCTGCATTTTGTCCATCGACTTCCGCAGTAAAGTATATGTTCGCCGTGGTACTAGAAGTGGTTCCCACATATCTTGTTCGAAATCCTTCACTTGCATAGGTTTGATCAGTTAAATAACTTTTCAGAAATTGGAAATTTCCCATGGTGGTCAAGGAGAACGCTCCGCCGCTCATGGTACTAAGATGAATTCCAGGTGCACCAAAGGATTGACTTTGATCTATTCCATCAAAGATACCAATCTGGGAAATATCATTGATGTCGTCGATCAACGTTAACGCAATGGATCCGTAAATTTGGAAAATGCGTGTATAGAAATACGCTAGAGTTAAACATAGTGATTGGCGTTCGATTTTCTCTTGAGCGGTTGGTTCTGTCAAATCTTTGATGGAACGAAAAAAAATAACACCACGCTTGTCGGTTCCAGGAGCGACCTGTAGTTCATAGAAGAGTTTATGAATACTATTCGTAAGGAACATAACATAGTTTTTACACCCTTCCGGGCTCGATAGTTTCACAAATTCGGAAACGGCAATTTTATGTAGGCCATAATCTAATAATTTGTTCATGATCAGGCGGGTGTCCTTTGTCATGTCGAATAGTTGTTGGTGTCCCATTTCGCCAGGTAGGGAAGAACTACTACCACCCATTCTATTATTCTCCTCTCTTTTTATTTTATAATACGGTTTCCAGAACTTCGTTATAGGATTCGAGACGACGAAGACATTTCTGGAGGGTAGCGACCGAGATCTCACTGGCTTTGGCGATTTTTGACAGAGGAATCGTAAGGTTCTCGCATCGTTTGATAACAAAGGCAACACATCCTGCCGCCAAACTCGGAGGCATGTTTTCCTGGGACAAGCCCGCTTCATCCGCCTTGACAGCGATGCGTTTGCAGAGCATGAGAAGATGCTCCATCTGATTTCGAGGAATGGGAAGACGGCTAAGAGGGAGTTGAATGTATTCAATGGCCTGGGTACTAGAACGACTCGGTTGGTTGGTGGTGGTCATATGAAGAAGTCCCTTTTGGCGGGCGAGGGCCATGACTTCCTGCATTTGCTTGAGGGCTTTGGTAAAGGTGGCGGAGGAGAGGCCGAAAATGTCGGCGATTTCTTTGGGTTTACGAGGGGAACCAGCTTGTTTGAGGCTCATATACAGGCAGGCGGATAGGAGGGCATCTCGGCTGAGACCTTGACGACCGCCGATTTCTTGCAGGGTGGTATAGAGATTTTTGGATTCTTCGATGATGGACTGGTTGATTCCTGAATTGAGACCGATTAATGATAGACGCTCACAGGTCTGAATGAAGGATCGTTCCTTATAGGGAACAGTATTCCAGGAATGATATTTACGAACACGATACATGGCCTTGGATGTACCGTATCCATTAAGAATGACGGTCCCAAGGGAGGCTTCGGGGAGTCGAGGATCTTGTGGGGCACCGACACGGGTAGGATCTCCACCGCGATCCTCTTGGGAAAAGTAGCGGTACTCGGCGGTATTGTCAAATGGCCGAGACACGATATGTCCGCACTCTCGACATGTTACCAGGTCGCTGGTATACAGACAATCGGTATTGAAACAATTTGGACAGGTGTCGAGATCGACAACTGGTTTATCTTCTTTGACCTCTGAATCATCGTTCCAGAGCTCAAGGGCTTCTTTGATAGGGGGTAGAGCACGACGGATATGAAATAACGACTCCATTGTACCCTATTGAGGGGTGATAATGCGGATCAATTTTTAGAACGCGGTGGGATTTTATCTGTGTTTATAGAAATGAGTGTCCCCCAGCAGGGCTCAGAAAAACGTACTTCCATCCTTCCGAGTATGGCCCCGTCAGGCATCGGATTTTTTGGATCACCTTATAAACCGGCCGATCAAATGAAAACACCGCCCCAACTTGGTATTCGTGTCGGAAATTCCATGGGCGATGTCGTGAACGCTGTGAAAGGTGTTGGATTTTACATTGATCAAATTGGATTTGGCAGTCCATCAACGGGTTTAACCAATGGAATGGGATTGAAGCCGTTAGGCGTGAACTATTTTATCAAGACGGGTGCACAGTGTTCGAATGGAGCGAATATGTGGCATTATATGCAGGGAATTCCGGAAGGAAATGCATTTGGAAATAAGGTAAAACAAGCCATGTCGGAGATGGGAAATCCTAGTTTAAGGGGTCTCGCACCAGGCATGTTGGAAGATGTGCAAAATGGATTGAACCCGGCTCCTCTCATGAATTCTCTATTTGGTTCGGGGTATCCACAATGCAGACAGGAAACCCTTATGGTAGGCGATTATAATGGAAACATTGCGGATCCCAGCACGGGAGAACCGTGGATTTCAGATCCGCAAACCGCAACACGATCGGGGGGAGTCTATGTCCAAACACGATGGGTGCAAGATAAGGATCGTTTTGGAAGACCCGTTAGTTTAACACGAGATGAGTGGGTGGCAGCGGCCAAGACGCATAACGAGGATGGAACACCGAAATCAGAAGGGTTTGAGCAAATTATGTCCAAACCAGCTACGATCATTACCGTTGGCGTGTTATGTTTATTAGCGTTTGCGGTTGTAAGACGGTAAACAGAAAATAGTATAAGGTTGATGTCTCCCGTAGTCTTAGGCACGCTTGGACATCTTGTACGCGTAGTAGGCCGAGGCACCTCCCAGGAGCTGTGCGGCGACGTATCCGACCAAGTGAGAAGAGTTCAAATCACCGTTCATGTACATGGCCAGAGAAACCGCTGGGTTTACATGTCCGCCGCTGAGAGACGCAATCATAAAGATAACCAGGGCCAAGGCAGCACCGATGACCAATGGGTTGCCACCGCTGGCAAAGATCGCCAAAATAAAGAAAAACGCACCAACGTACTCGGCAAGGTAGGAAGTCAGGGATACTCGCATGGTTCTACTAAAAATAAATATATTTTTAATTTTAAAAAAATATATTTATCTTCATTAGAATGTCATATAGAGTACACGTCTACGTATTAGATAATAATGAACAGGATTATATAGGTGATATTATCGTATTAGAAGGCGACACGGTTGAAGATGTTGAACGTTTTATTATGACTTCGCTGTTGGGTCATATTTATCATGTACCATTTGACTTGACAGGTGTTCGTATCGTAGGACGTCGAAATGGTTATGATATCGTTGATTTTCGTGATTCCAAGGAAATTTTTACTGAAGCCATCAGAAAAAAACGCTATACAGCAAAAGTCTTAGAATATAATCATTTTGATTTATCCATTGAGCTACGTGATCTTGATAATGCGATTATAGAATACAATTATGCGAACAATATTGGAGAATATAATAATGTAGTAAACAATGATCCAATGAATATAGTTGAGCCGTCTTCGAGTGGAGCGAGTGGATCGAATAAACAAGTATATGGAGGAAAGCGTAAGACAATGCGTAAAACAAAACGCAAGGCATTAAAAACCAAGAGACACCACAAATAAGTGTAAGTTTGAAAACGGAATCGTATAAAAATAAATATATTTTTAATCGAATCTTATTCAACCTTCGCGGCCGGCTGTGAATGGCAAATCAGTTTTTGGCTCGTAATCAATCGTGATCCGATGCACATCGTTTCAAGTTCCTGTAGCAACAACTTGGATGCATAAGGAAGATGAAGATGCGAGAAGCTAGTCGTATTCCCACAGCCACGACACGACCAGATGTTTTGTTCTGGGTTCGCGATCGCCAGCAAACCACAGTCTTTACACGAATAACACGAGAACGAATCCGAACACTCCATGAGACGTTCCTTTGTAAAATCAGCCATACCATGCGCCACCACGCAATCACGCTCCATTTCTCCAAACCGCAAACCACCCTCACGTGCACGGCCTTCCGCAGGCTGACGAGTCAACATGACCAGCGGACCCGATGCACGGCTATGCATCTTGTCGGCCGAACAGTGTCTCAGACGCTGATAATAGCAGGGGCCGATAAAGATCGACGTCTCCATCATTCGACCCGTGTAGCCGTTGTACATGATTTCATTTCCATAGGGTTCCATACCATAGTTGTCTCGCAGAATGGTGGACAAATCTTCCACCGTCGTCTCTCCAAATGGCGAACCATCGCCCAATGCACCCGTCATGCATCCCACCTTGCTCAACAGCGTCTCCATGAGCTGTGCGATCGTCATACGTGAAGGAATGCAGTGGGGATTAATGATGATATCAGGAACGATACCCGAAGACGTCTGTGGCATATCTTCCTGGTTCAGGATCATACCCATGGTTCCTTTCTGTCCGTGGCGTGATGAGAACTTATCGCCGATCTCAGGAATGCGGTCTTGACGCATGCGGATCTTGACGAAGGAGTAGCCCTCGCCGTTTCGGTTCTTGTAGATCTTGTCGACATAACCCTTCTCGTTGTTGCGTGGCATCTTGGAGACATCACGCGACTTCTTGGCACCCGCAGGCAGGACCGCACCCGTGGGGACACGGAGCGGAACTACCTTGCCGATGAGGATGTCATCGGGCGTGACATAGGTATCCTTGGGAACAAAGCCATCGTCCCCTATTTTTTCGTAGTGAGCATTTTTCATGTGTTTGGTTTCAACGGGATCAGGACGGCAGAACTTCTCCTCTTCACCAGAAGACTGATTCTTTCGTTCCTCATCTTTGTAGGTGCGGTAGAAGACGGAGCGGAATCGCCCACGATCCAGGGCAGCACGGTTGATCATATTGGAATCTTCCTGATTGTATCCCGTGTAGGTCATGATCGCAACGACGATGTTTTGGCCAGCGGGCAGTTTTTGTGCACCATAGAATCGGCTCATGTAGGTCGATACCATGGGAATTTCGGGGTAGCAGAGGACGTGGCTCATTGCATCAAATCGCTCGCGATAATTCAGGGCATAGATGCCCATCGCCTGCTTACCCATCGAAGACTGATAGGCATTACGAGGAGATTGATTGTGATCAGGGAAAGGAATATAAGAAGCGGTCGTTCCAAGGATAACACTGGGATGAATCTCACAGTGAGTCGTAGTGGGATCAGCGATCATCTTGGTGTAATCCATGGCGATATAGGAACAGTCGGATTCGCCGGCATCGATGTACTCGAACAAGTTCCTTCCATGCGGAGTCTTCCATAGGAGAAGGTGGTTCCACTCTTTGATGGCTTGAATCTGTTTCTTCAAGGTTCCAGTCTTGTCGACATAGATCTCTCGAAGGGCAGGGGCGTAGTACAAAGGACGGATGACACGACCTGCCTCCGTGCTGATCCAGAGCTCCTTGTACGCATTCTTCCATACGATACCTGTGTACAGATGGAGAACGCCCGAACGTTTGGCCTTGCGCAACTTATCTACGACCTCTTGGGTATCTTCGTTGAGAAGGACACCAATCCATGATCCGTTGAGAAAGACACGCGTGCAATCGTGTTTCTGTTGGATGGTGGATTCGCGGAGAGAGATCAGCTTGTTGAGCCCCTGGATGTAGGCGTAGACCGTAATCGGGCTGCTAAAGATGCTGATCATGGTAGTCGTCGCCATGTTCTTCACTACACCTACACCATGGCCTTCTGGAGTCTCACAAGGGCAGATGTAGCCATATTGCGAGTTGTGTTGTTTACGAGGAGCAATCAGTTTGCCCGTCTTTTCAATTGGAGTGGAAATGCGTCGCAAGTGGGAGATTCCAGCCGAGTAATTCATGCGGTTCAGCACTTGGGATACACCGACCTTGTTGGGGCCACCGATCTTGCCGCAGCCAAAGTTGCCCGTCGCCAGGGAGGATTTGAGGCAAACATCCATGATGGTTGACTTGATAATTTTGTTGATGTTGTTGATGTTGACAATCTCGGTCCAATTTCCAGTCGCCTTCCATGAACCACCGTGAATCTCCTTGGACAGAGCGGCTTTCATGTCCTTGACCATGCGGTTGTTGTATGTCTTGCGGAACAAGTCTGCCAGCAAGAAGCCAGGAATGTCAACACGCTTGTTGGGGTAGGCATCTCGGTCGTCGGTGGGAATGCGTTTGGTTACGGTCCAGAGTACCTTGCGGCAGAGATGAGCCAGGAAGCACGCCTTCTCGTAGTTCATTTCCAGACCACCGATCTGGGGAAAGAGTTCTTCAGCAAGAATGTCTTGTACGTTGCTTTGTTTCTGAGATTTGACGGACCACGCGTTAGTGTGCTCGCCGAGCCAGGCAAGGGCTTGTTCGCGTGTGTTAATGGAGCTCGCCTCGAGAATCGACTCGGTCATGATGGGATCGTACACGTCTTCCTTGCCCGTGGTTCCCAGGATGAGTTCATAGATGTCTCGATCGGACAAGACGCCTAGTGCTCGAAAGAGAATCACGACAGGAATGTCGGTCTTGATGCGAGGGAGGGTAGCACGAAGCATGGTGATGAGTTGATTCTTGGGGTGGTATACGATTTTGACGGTATTCGATTTGGGGACCTGATCGTTGTCGGGTCCGATGCACTTGATCTCGACGATTTCCAGTTGTTTGGCAGCGGTACGACCATTGCGGAAGACAAACGGGCGATTCTCTGACATACGCTCCATGGAGATCATCGCTCGCTCACCTCCTTGAACAATGAAGTAGCCTCCGACATCCTCAGCACACTCTCCCATGTCCTTAGGATGAACGTGGAGCTGATCGTGGAGAAGGCAGTATTTGGAGCCGACCATAACGGGAATCTTTCCAAGGTGAACGTTGGGAAAGATGCGAACATTGGCCTCGCGAATACTGTTTCGGGTGTGATCGATAAAGGTGGTGGTGACCTTGACGTCGACGTTCAGCGGTGCCGCGTAGGTCAGATTTCGCAAACGGGCATCGTTGGGCATCATGGGATGAATGGCACCGTTGTTTTCAAAGATAGTTGGTTTTCGGATGGAGATTTTCTCAAATTCGAGGGTCACTTCGTACTCGTGTTGCACTTTTCGTCCCAGTACAGCCACGCCGTCAGCAGCAGCCCCCATAAGAGCATTGGCGGCGGTGGTGGAGAGCCCCGTGGCGGTCGCCAAAGCCGAACGGGGCCCCGCAAGTGGGATTTCCGGCGACCCGTAAGAAGTAATGGGGTTTGACATATGAATGATTTCGGGAATGTCGACTTCCATGAATTGATTGAACGACTCAATCTGATGGCTGATAAGCTGTCTTCCATCGGATTGCGTAATGAACGTTTCCAGGATGTGGCGATGGCAGGGAAGGAGATCGGCATTCGACATGGTCGGGTTGTAGGTTTTTTCAAGGATTCCATCGGTCAAATTTTTGGGTTTTAGGCTGTGAAAAGAATCTCGCGTATGATTAACAAGGACATCCATCATGTCAGAAGGAGCAGACATCAAAAGTGTAATGATTACTGGCGGAGCCATAACCGAAGGTGGTAAAATTAAGAGAACGCGGAAGTCCACTACCAAGAAGAACAAACAGGAAGGAGGTGATCCTGTGGGTTCTCCTTTGATGGCCCCAGATACGAAGACCTTTAGCATCGGAATGCCTGCGACTCCATGCCCGATTCCATCGGTATCCACCGCTTTACCGTCGGTTGCTCTTGCACCTGTGTCAGCTCAAGCTCCTGTGTCAGCCCCAGCCTCCGCTCCAGCTCCAGCTCAAGCCCCATCAGTAGGAGGAGCTAAGGTGATCAAGGTAGAGCTCAAGAAGCGTCCCACCGCTAAGAAGGTTCAGCTTCATCCTAAGAAAGCCGATGCACCCAAAACACCTTTGGTCAAGAAGAATCTGACGAAGAAGGCTCGCAAGATTTCATTGGGTATTTCGGCACTGCACATGAAGATGAAGAGTGCCAAGAAGACTCATAAGAGAATGAAGGAGATGCCACTTGACAAGTTGAAAGAAGAACTGATTAAGAAGAAATTGATTAAAGCGACAAGCAAGGCCCCTGAGGTGGTGTTGCGTCAAATCGCTGCGGATGCACAGGTCTTAGAGGACAAGGCCCTATAATGGAATCTAAGCATGATAAACCATAATAGGTAGAATGGAAGATCAAGAAATAATAAAAAGAGCGATCGAAACTCCTTTTTTTATTGGTCGTATTGCGGGAATTGAATTGCAAACCGCGTATCATTTGCATACGGGATCTCTTCATCAGATTGTCAAAGACAAGGAGGAACTGGAGAACAATGCAGGGATTCATTTGAAGGGAACAGCCTCCTTGGCGACATATTGCACGAAATTGGTAGAATCGTATGAACATTGTACGCATATTGCGGAATGGGATAAATCAGGCGCAGTTTTTGAGAAAACGGGTAGAAGTCAGGAATGGATCGCACAGAAAACACCAAATATACCCAAGATTGATGCCTTGAGTTTGGAGCCCTATTATTTTCGGGATTCATGGATGCCTCATATCAAAGGGAAGAGGATCCTTGTGATTCATCCGTTTGCAAGTACGTTTGAGAAGCAGGTTCCGAAGTTGAAGGAGATCTTTCCAACCCAGTCGTGGTTTGAGGAGTGTACGTTTCAGATGATCAAGCCACCGATGACGATGGCAGGAAATCACGGGAACAAGGACTGGCAGGATCATTTGGCGGAGTTTTTACCTAGTCTGGACGGAATCGAGTTTGATATTGCATTGGTGGCAGCGGGTGGATATGGAATGTTGATATCGGATTACCTGTTTACTGAGAGAAAAAAGTCGGTATTCTACATTGGTGGTGCACTCCAGATCTTTTTTGGGGTGATTGGAAAACGATGGTTTACGAATGATGCGATTATGAAACTGGTGAATGATGCATGGACTAGGCCAACGATTCAGGAACGCCCGCCGCAGTATAACAAGGTTGAAAAGGGGTGTTATTGGTGATGGAACCTAAACTAAAGAGTATGATAAATATCCAATGGAGTCCGCTCTCACACATAAACACAGTACCATCATGAAATCAGGAATTGACTCTTACAAGCGAGGATACGATGAAGGGAGAGAGGATGGATACAAACAAGGAGAAGAGAAAGGATATCACGATGGATATGAGGAAGGAAATGAAGAGGGGTTTAATGAGGGGTTTCGAAAGGGATCCAATCATGGTTTGTTTACAGGGATGATCATTGGATCTTTTTCGGTATTTTTGGGGATATTTGTTATGACGGCAGTCAGCCGCAAATAGGGTTTAAAGCATGATCACGTGTATAAAGTGTAAGACATGCACAAAGAATACATTGAACTGTACCAGACGTACACGAAGAAGTATGGCCCGAAGACGGCCATTTTTCTGATGGTGGGTTCGTTCTATGAACTTTATGATATCCAGGACTCGGAGACGGGTGAAACTCAAGCTAATGTACGTGAAATCGTAGATTATTTGGGGATTCAACTTGCAGCAAAGAAGGGCGATGTGGGACCAGGCAAAGAGGGACTTTTTGCAGGGTTCCCAGATTACGTTATGCACAAATGGGCGGGCCGTTTGACATCCAATGGATGGACGGTGGTAATTGTGGATCAAGTGAAGGACATGCGAGGAAAGGTGAAGGAGCGTAAGGTATCTCGTATTCTAAGTCCCAGCACCCACGTCGAACAAACTACTTCAATGGAAACTCCTTATGTTATGACATTATTCTTCCAGGCAAAACAATCCGCACCAGCCTTTGGAGCGGCGGTACTGGATTTAACCACGGGTTCAACGCGGACGTATTCAGGTCAGGCACAGGGACGATCCGACATTTGGACAGCGGATGATATTGTGCAACTTCTTAGTGTATATCCTCCCAAGGAAATATTAATTCACTGGTCAAACGGTGTATGCCCCGATGAATCTCTATTTCGTAGAATTCTAGGCGTTCCTTCTTCCATTGTGGTACACATTCGCACCATTGAAACCTTGGGAGCTTTCGCGGCGGATCTGGTTCGTACCGAGTATCTTCAAAAGATTTATTCAATCAAGTCCTTGCTTCCTCCACGAACATATTTGGGGATTCGCTCGGATCAAGAAGAGTTGGCGTTGTTGTACCTTCTTCAATTTGTGGAGGAGCATGATCCGAGCCGATTGCGATCGTTTCAGCGGAATGAACCGTGGATTCCGCATACGAAACTCATTTGTGGAAACCACGCCCTGACACAACTGCAACTAACGAGTGCGACGAATCCGATGGAATCGGTTCTGGGACTCTTTGATAAAGCGATTAGTCCGATGGGAAAGAGGGCGATGAAAGAACGACTACTGAGCCCGTATTCGGAGGCGGTTGAGATTCAGGCACGTTTGAGAGAGGTACAAGAATACATCATGTGGCCTGAGGAGAAATCGAAACCGTTGGAGCGTCAACTGCGATTCATGTTTGATCTCCCGCGTCTGCATCGTAATGTCTTATGTGGATCCATTGCTCCTTCAGAATTTACTCAGCTGTTCCAGACGTACAGGGCGGTCGAGAACATCGTAGATCAGATTGTTCCTAATACGTTGTTAAAAGAGCCATTTACGAAAGAACAATGGGCCCAGTACCAAGAGGTGTTTCGAGCCCATGTATCAGAAGACAAGGCACAACATGTATGCGTAGATGTATCGGTGTTCAATGTGAAAACCTATCCTGAAATTGGTAGGAAAGAGGCGGAAATTCAAGAGATTCTGGAACAGTTTCAGGCGATCAGACGGGAGATGGCACAGAAGGGTCGTGTGGCGGAAGATGCGATTCGTCTGGAGGAGCGAGAGAAGGAGCCGTTTGGTCTCAAAGGATCGACCATCACTCTTCAGCAACTCAAGAAGAACGGTAAGGATTTGCCAGAAGGGACTCGAATTTCCGAGTTGAAATCGGGTGGATGGATTGATTGTACCGCTCTGCAGCAATGCAATACCCGTCTGCAAAAAGCGAGAGAGGTTTTGGATCATTTGATTCGAATCCACTTGCCCGATGCATGCCTTGCCATTTCACAGGCTGGTGTCATATGGTCTGTTATGGAACAATGGGTGTGCCATGTGGACACAACGCAATGTATTGGACGTGTCTCAAAAGAGCGTGGGTTTCATTGCCCGAAGATCGAATCCGCAAAGAATGGATCGAGTGTGGACATTCAACAGGTGCGTCATCCGCTGGTGGAAGCGACGTCGAGCCGTATTTCATATGTGAAGCATAATGTTCGTTTGGATGGAGAGAAGAAGGGATGGCTCGTATATGGAATGAATGCGAGTGGAAAATCAACGTTGATGAAGGCGACGGGTCTATGTGTCTTGTTGGCACAAGCAGGATGTTTTGTTCCAGCACAGAGTATGACACTGAGACCGTTTCGGGCGATCTATACACGTATTTTGAATCAGGACAATTTGTTTGCGGGTCTGTCGTCGTTTGCGGTGGAAATGGCGGAATTGAGAGACATTCTTAGAAATGCGGATGATCGAACGCTTGTTCTGGGAGATGAGTTGTGTGCAGGAACGGAATCCATTTCGGCACAGGCGTTGGTATCGAGTGGAATTCAGTGGTTGAGCAAGAGGAATGCCAAGTTTATTTTTGCGACGCATCTGCATGATTTACCGAATCATCTGGATGTGCAGAAAGAGGGTGTGGAAGTGTGGCATTTGCATGTGGAGTATGATTCTCAATCGAAGAAGCTCATCTATGATCGCTCACTAAGACCGGGTTCGGGTTCAACGTTGTATGGGTTGGAGGTAGCGAGGGCGATGGATTTGCCGTTTGAATTTATTGAGCAAGCGTTGTCGAATCGTCATAAGATCATGGGAACATTGCCACAGGAAGAGGCACGAAGTTCTTCTTGGAATACCAAGATCGTTAGAAGGGACTGTGAGCTTTGTAAGAAGGAAATATCGAATTTGGAGGTGCATCATATACAGCATCGTGCGTCGGCTACGAATGGGTTGTTGCAGGATGGATCTTCGATGAATCATGAGAGCAATCTGATGGTGATTTGTCAGACGTGTCATGATGAGATTCATGCGGGAACCATTGTGATAGGAAACTTGCAGCAGACGTCAAGTGGCCCAGAACGTGTGGTTCAGCATCTGGAGACTCCAAAGAAGAAAGGGAAGTGGACGGAGGAGGAATGGGAGACGATAACGAGTACGTTGAAGAAGTATTCGTCATTGTCGCTAAAATCCATTCGATGGATGTTGAGCTCGAAACATGAAATTGAAATCAGTGAGGCCGTGCTGGGAAAGGCTAGGAAAGAACTGTCATAAAGTTTTTTGGCACTTTTTATAACAAGTATGTTTTTGGGCACTTTTTTCAAAAAGTGCTTAACGGCGGAAACCACCGCCTTGAACGGTACCACCACCCGCTTCACGTCTAGCCTTATCTTCAGAGCTTGTCGAAAGAGTCATGAGATCCTTGGTGAATTCAGCGTTGCCGCCATCGGTACCCTGTACCAGCTTCATAATGTGCTTACGATAAATCAGATTCTCCTCCGTAAGAAGCTCAACCTGTTTCCGGAGGGAATCGACATCGCGACGAACGGCGTTAATTTCATGGCGAATGGGGTTACCTGCTTGGTAATTCAGACCAGAACCGTACAGTACCGATGTCATTTCTGATGTCGTACGTACTTTTATTTTATGTAATATAACGCATTACTTATAAATCTCGTCTGCTAGCCCGTATTCCATGCACTTTGCTGCATCCAGCCACAAATCATGATTCAACAATTGATCCAGCTTTTTCGAGGTTAGGCGAGTATGCGTCAGATACATGGAGCGGATTCGTTTCATTAGATCCGCTAAATTCTGGTATTCATCGGTTAACTCGGACATTTTCCCCCATGATGCACCGCTTAATTGGTGAATCAACATGTAGGCATTGGGGCAGATGAATCGTTTGGTGCAGACCATACTGATCATGGTTCCGGCAGAGGCCGTCGCACCTTCAATAATGGAATGCACGGGTGTGCGGCAATTTTGAATAGCGTCCACGGCAGCGAGTGCCGAATGAATGCACCCGCCATTGGAATACAAGTGAAGATAAATGGGAATGGGATCAATTCTCATTCGAAATGCCGTTATGACACAATATTCCTCGGTCTCTCGAAGGAGAGTATTCAATTTAAAAATGGAGGAGCGATCGATCTCGGTATGGAAATAAATGTGATTGTCCTCCCGATAGATGTTTTCTGTTTTGACGTCATCCTCTTCGGAACACTCGGCCTGCCGCTTTGTACCACTTCGAAGGCGGCCTTTCATACTGTTGAATAACCGTGTGATTGGTTTATATTCCAAATCCGTAAAATTTGAGGAGGAAAACCTTTCCCCGAATCTGCTAGAGATGATTATTCCTGTCCGTTGCATGAACTGTGGAAACGTATTGGCCGACAAGTGGCTGTTTTACAAGGAAAAGGTGAAGGAGCTGTCCAAGTCTAACTCAGAACCCATTTATATGGATGGGAAGACTGTTCCGGATACGGTAGAACGTCAGGTTCTCGATGCTCTGGGTCTGAAACGATATTGCTGCCGCAAGCATATGTTGACGCATGTGGATCTTATTGATAAAATTTAAGAATCAAAAAACAGTATAGATGGAGTTCTTTATACCAGGATTATTTATTTTTTTGATTGCGGTCCTTGTATCCTTTTTCTTGGTTCCCAAGGCGACTCCCATGACCGCTGCTATCTTAGCGATCGCATTTCTGACCTATGGCGTGTATGATCATTATCAGTTGTTTGCCTCCGAATACAAATTAAGCACATGGCAAGAGGGTCTGAAGATTTATGCACCATTTATCATGGTGGGTATGATCATTATGTATAGCATTTATGGAATGATTGCATTCTTTACGGGCGGAGCGGTTCCTGTCCCGAGTATGCCTGAAATGCCGATCATGAGCAATGTTCCCAGCTTGAACCAATTATCGAATCAGATGACGAATACCTTCACCAATGTCGCTAATTCTATTGGAAATGCAAGCTCTAATATTTTTTCGAATAACAAGGGAAACAATGGATCTAGTTTTAAGAATAGTATAACCAATTTTGCGAACAATCTAGGAAATAGTCTTGGATTTAATAACAATGAGAATAAATTGTCGAGAAGTGCTGCGGAGGTTATTTGATTAAAATCATAGGAAGAAGTAGTAATGATTCATAAAACCAGAAAGCATTCGAATCATGGAAAAGGGGTTTATTCAATCCCTGAATTACGGCGTTCATTTGAGCACATTGAAGCTTTTGTAGATGAAAAACTTAAATCGAAGGATTCAAAGGACAAAATCAGCAAGGATTTGCGAAAGGAATGGATGAAGGTGTTTAACAAGCCATTGGATAAGAAGTCTGCTGATGCGTTCTTGGAGGATCGCATGTCAAAATCGAGCAGACGCATTCGTCATACGGGCGGTGGTCTTCTAGAGGGTGCACCTGTCGAGTACAGCCAGCGAGCTGGATTATATTTGGCTCCATCTGGACTTCCTGGTAAGGATGGTGGTCTTCCAGAATCGGGTCAGACGGGTGGTGGATTTGGAAGTTTTATTCAGTATGTTTCAACTGGATTTTCCAATCCTGAGATCGCTCAGACCTATGATCCCGTTCCAGGACAAGCCAAATGGCCCGTCCCCTTTCTAAGCACGGGATCTAATCAGGCAGGAGGAAGACGCAAGAGCCGTCGTAAGATTCGCGGTGGTTCCATAGGTGCAATGTTATCACAGGCGTTTACTCGTCCGATTCCATCAGATGTCCCACCCGGCCCCTTGCAGGATGCACAGGATATGTTTCATGGAAAAGAGGTAGGTGCATCACCTGATCAAGTTCAACGCACACCAGATTACCAATTGGGATCCGTTTATCCCAAACCCGTTAATCTCTAATATAATAATACCGAGAGATGTCTACTCCGCTAGATATTTTGAAGAAAGGTTTGATTCAGCAACAACGACTCTCCCTTATTTCCCCTAAAAAGAAGGACGAGTTGATCTGTCATCCCAACCCAAAGAGGTTTGATTACCGCATCGCGTTATTGAAAGAAAGATATATGGTTGCAAGCCATGCAATGGATCCAGATGATATCGTACACGAATTTATATATATTCCTCCTACTACACCTCCCCATACTGTCAAAGGACCTAGTACGTCTCCCCTTCTTCTTTCGATTCCCTCCCCGACTGCGTTTTTGAAGTCGTCTACTCCAGGTGATTTGGTGGTACACGAGCCTCCAAAAGAAGTTCCAGAAACATGTGAGGAAGAACCGATATAAGACTCTTCTCCACTACTAGGAGACAGATGGCAGGAAACGCTGCGAGAGATTTATCTCGAAAGTTGATTGATACGTATTTTCGTACCAATCCGTATCCCTATACACGTCATCATATTGATTCCTATGACCAATTTCTGCAGCAAGATATGGTTAATATGATTAAGTCTCAAAATCCGATTTTGATTCTGAAGGAGTTGATTCGTGAAGATCCGATTGTATACAAATATCGTGTTGAGATTTTTGTGGGTGGTGAGGATGGATCTGCGATCGAAATCGGAACTCCGACAGTCAGTCTCCAGAATACGCAAGAAGTTCGCGTCTTGTTTCCGAATGAAGCCCGTCTACGAAACCTGACCTATGCCTCGACGGTCTACGCTGATATCATTGTAAAAATAACGTATACTTCGGCGGAAGGAGTGGTCAGGGATTTATCACCCGCCCCAGAAACATTTAAGAAGTTTCCCCTGTTCAAGATCCCAATCATGCTTCATAGCCGATTCTGCATCTTAAACAATAAACCCAAGGAGTTTCTTCGAGAAGCGGGAGAATGCCCATACGATCACGGTGGGTATTTTATTGTGGCAGGTGCGGAAAAGGTGCTCATTACTCGTCAAGAACAGGCTTTCAATACCCTGTATATTACTCCACAGAATGACCCAAAGCAAGCGATTTATGCATCTATTGAATGTTTGTCGCAGGAGACTCGTCAGGTCAAGCGTGTTTCGATCGCATTGATGCGTCATGTGGAGCGAGAGGGATTTGTGTCTCATGCCACGATCCTGGTGTCTCTTCCATTTGTTCGTAAACCGATTCCGCTTTTCCTGTTGTTTCGTGCTCTCGGATTCCAGTCAGATGAAGAGATTCTCAAGATGATTTTCCCTGATTTTTCGAGTTCGGAGGCGAAACTCTTGTTGCCCAAACTTCAGCCTTCCATTATCGACGCGTTTCCGTTCATGACCACATATACCGCCATTCAATACATTAAGACTCTGACAAAAGGTTTCAGCGAGGCACACGTCATCGATATCATTCGTAATCAGCTGTTTATTCATATGCCAAATGACCCGAGCTCTCAGGCTCTGTTCTTGGGAGAGTGTGTGCGAAAGATCCTGCGTGTCAGCGAAGGGTATGAGGAGAAGACTGATCGTGATGATACTCGCAACCAGCGTTGCCTGACAAGTGGTTTCTTGGTGCAGGAACTGTTTAACAATTCCTACAAACTGTGGATCAAGGCATTTGTGTTGGCGATTGGTAAGGAGTATAACTACAATCGCTCGGTCCTATACAAGGACGAAAAGTTCCAGAACATTTTTCAGGCGGGAAATGAATCCAAGATCTTCATGGGGGGACTGTTAACGGATATGATCATGAAGGGATTCAAAGGAAAGTGGGGAACGGGTCTAGGTGAGGAAAAATCGGGCGTGCTGCAGGCCATGTCCCGTTTATCCTATGTGGATTTCTTGTCGCATTGCCGTCGCGTCATTCTCGATTTCGATACGGGAATGAAACTAACGGGTCCTCGTAAACTTCATACGTCGCAGTATGGTTATTTCTGCACTTCAGAGACGCCAACTGGTGCGTCGATTGGTATTACGAAGAACTTGACCATTTTGGCGGCGATTTCGACATCGTCTCAGACCAAGACGTTCTTTGAATGGCTGCGATCAACGGGTCGTGTCTATAAACCAGAGGACACTACCTTGGAGCATCGTATTGTATTTGTTCCTGTGTATGTGAATGGAGGTATGTTCGGTTATACCGCGGTTCCGTATTTGCTAACGGATGTTCTCAAGCTCTTGAAGCGTTGTGGATGCCTCCCGTATTCGGTGAGTATCTCGTTTTCGATTCGTGATCGTAAGGTGTACCTCTATTTGGATCCTGGTCGCCCTCTTCGCCCGTTGATTCATTTGAAGAATGCAGAGGTCCCAGTTGAGAAGTTGCAGCGTGCGAAGACATGGAAGGAGCTCGTTATGGGAACCATTCGTCAGAGTGCGTCCCTTGAGACAACGGAGTTTATTGATCCACTTCGAGAGAAGACCAATAAATTGGAGGACTATCCCGCTCTTCTTTCCCCACACACGGGATGCATTGAGTATGTTGATCCTTATGAGCAGAACGAGTGTTTCATTGCAAACGGGCCTGCGTATATAACGAAGGAAACGACCCATATGGAGGTTCACCCATCGACCATTATGAGTATGATGACGTCTCTGATTCCATTTGCCCCACACAATCAGTCGCCTCGTAATCAGCTGTCGTGTTCACAGTCGAAACAGGGTCTGTCGATTTATGCGACCAATTGGCGTAATCGCTTTGATAACACGGCACACGTCTTGTGTTATGGAGAGATGCCAATCACGCGAACCATCTATAATAATTATCTGGGAGAGGGTCGCATGGCATATGGAATGAACTGTATCTTGGCTATCGCGTGCTGGTCTGGATACAATCAGGAAGACGGTATTGTTATGAATTATGACGCGGTTCATCGTGGTATGTTTCGTTCTATGGCATTTCGATCCTATGAGGCATTTGAGGAGGATGATGAGAAGGCAAATACCAAGATTCGTTTTGGAAATCCAGCTCAGATGTCAAATTGGAAGGACTTGAAACCAGGTCTGGATTATTCCAAGGTGGATGACCGTGGTATCATTCGTGAAGGCGAATACGTGGATGAGAATACTGTTCTTGTCTCGGCGTATATGATGAGTACAACGGGTGGTCAGATCAAGGATGCTTCGACGACACCACAGGTATGGACACGTGGCCGCGTGGAAAAGGTGGCGGTTATGGTGAACAATATGGGTCTGCGTCTGGTCAAGATCCGTGTCGTGCAGGATCGTATTCCAGAGCTTGGTGATAAATTCTGTCTTACAGAGGATCACGATGTATTAACCGAGAAGGGATGGGTGCCAATTAACGAGGTTTCGAAAACACATATGGTGGTACAGAGAAACGAAAATGCTACAACGGAATATGTTCATCCGATGGATACCTATGTATTTGATCATACAGGTCCAATGTATTTAATTCAGACGGAAAAAGGAAGCCAATATGTCACGAGCGAACATCGACTCTATGTGGGAGATTCCAATAATACATGGAAGTTAATAACAGCAAATGTATTATATGCGATACAGGATTCTACCTATTATTTGATGGACGCATCAGGTGTTTCTGTTCGTATAACCTCGATTCGTATGACGCCAACAAACGAGATTGGAGATAAGGTATATTGTCTATCCGTTCCAAGTCAGATTTTCTTGGTTCGTAGAAAGGGGGAGGAAACCGCATTTTGGACAGGAAACTCAAATCGTCATGGCCAGAAGGGAACCATTGGTGCTCTTCTGAGAGGACATGACATGCCCCGCACGGAGTCGGGTATCGTTCCTGACATGATTATGAATCCTCATGCGATTCCATCGCGTATGACCATTGCACAGAACTTGGAACAGCTTCTGGGAAAGACGGCGGCTCTCACAGGTGCGATTGGTGATGGAACTTCGTTTATGAATGATGGTTCGCCACAGGAGGCCATTGGAGGAATCTTGGAGCAAATTGGTTTTGAAAAGTATGGCAATGAGGTCATGTATAATGGTGCAACGGGAGAGCAGATTCAGGCGGCGATCTTTATTGGACCTGTTTATGGAATGCGTTTGAAGCATATGGTGGAGGACAAGTGGCAGGCGAGAGGTCAGGGTCGTAAGGAAATGCGTACGCATCAGCCGACGGGTGGCCGTGGTGCACAGGGAGGTCTCAAGATCGGTGAGATGGACCGTGATGCGATCATTGGTCATGCGGGTATGGCGTTTGTGAAGGAGTCGTTCATGGAGCGTTCGGATGGAACCAAGATGCCGATTTGTGTTGCATGTGGAACGATCCCGATTTACAACCCGAAGCTGAACATTGCGATTTGTTCGATGTGCGATGGACCGGTGCGATACATGGGAGATTCCGTGCACAATTTGGAGATTCTCCCGCCGATTGGCCGCCCGAAATCCAGAATCGTGGAAGTGGAAATGCCCTATTCGACCAAGCTGTTGACGCAAGAACAGGAAACGTATTTGAATTTGAGTATGCGATACATAACGACAAGTGGAATTCAGCGTCTTACACCGTTGGAGTTATCGGCCAAGACGGGTGAGGCGGTCAGTGAGCTACCGAGACTGTTTGCACCGGTTATTCGTGCACCGGCGTACCGAGATGAGGAAGAGGAGCCGAAATTTACATTGGAACAGCTGCGATCGATGGGGGCGAATGTGGTTCAGCTGCCTGAAGAGCAACAGAAAGCACTTGATGTCATTGTGGAGGAGAATGAAGAGGGAGAGAACGCGGTGATTGATATGGCGGGCCAACCACCCATGCAGCAAGTTATGATGAACCAACAACCCATGCAACAGATGAACCAAATGCAACAAGCTCCAATGCAACAACCAATGATCCAACAGGCTCTACCCATGCAACAACAGCAACCAATGATCCAGCAGGCTCTACCCATGCAACAACCCATGCAACAGATGAACCAGCAGCCAATGATCCAAATGCAACAACCAATGCAACAACCAATGGTCCAACAACAGGTTCCAATGGTACCACAGAATCAAGTGATTTATCCACCACAACAAGGTGGTATGCCGCCACCTAATCTTGCAACCGTTATGCAAGGAGGATTCCATCAAGCCACTTTCCCAGGACAAGGAGGAATGATTGTAGTGGATACAAGTGGAGGTGCGATGGCGGCAGAGGGCCTTGGTCCCATGCCATCCTCTGGCGGCCGCCGCACACGTGCATCGTATCAGGGTGGAGGCGGATCATCTGCGATGCAAGGTGTCCCACCTCCTGCCATGCCATCTAGTGTTATGCCATCGTCAACGCCATCAGGAGGATTCCAGAACATCACGATCACCAAATTGGAATAAAATTTGAATCAGTCCACCCCGCATAAAAAGACAAACCATGTCGCAGCATCTTTCCACGACCTATCGTCGCCAAATTACCTGGAACGGCTATCCTGCTGATGTTATGAAATCGGGCCTTCAAAAGTACATTCGGCGTGGAATGATTGAGAAGGCACTCTACTGTGCTGGCGAGCTCGATCTGTTCAAAGAAGCACCCGATGCTGCTCAGGGAGAGGGTGTTCGTACCAACTTTCTTCATCGTCTGATGGTCATCTTCATGGAGGATGTGGAGAACCTGTCCTTATGGCCAGATATGACGCAGAAGATGAAAGAACTCTTTGCGGAGAGAGAAAAAGCAAATCGAGACAAGGCAAAGGAAGAGCGTTTGCTTTCCGAGGTGGTTGTCCAAATGGGTGCATCAACCAAAGCACGAATGTGTTCCCATATTCGTGCTGTGTTTAATCCAAAGTACAAACCGATCCACGGCTCTTACCCAAGCATTCAGCCGTTGTGGGCCGAAATCGAACAAAATGAAAAAGAAAAGAAACTGGATACTCTGGAGCACAACTGTAAGCTCTATTCCAAGTACGTTAAGGAGAAAAATATACTGGCGGTCTACTATGGATTCCAGATTGAGCATTCGGAGGAGAAGCTGAAGGAGAAGATCCTTAAAAGCTCGAAACCAGTCTGGTATCTCTTTCAGCAATTGCTGAACCCCATGGATCCCAAGCAATCTGCCATGGTGAACAAGTTCATTGAATGGAACAAGGAGCACATGGGAACGTTGAATGAGTCGTTCATGTGCTGGTTGATTCCGTTGCTGCATCATTTGGGAGTCATTTCGCAAGGAGAACTTCCGAATGTTGACTTTGCCGCTTATCCTATGAACTGGGATCAAAATCGTGCAGGTGCAAAGATCGAGGTGGACGAATTTGTATTGGACAAGCACACAGCAAAGGGGCGTGGAAAGGGCTTGGTTGAGTTTGCCCTTCATGGGTCCTTGGTGGAGAATCCGGCTCCGTTTGTGAATCCGTTGTGGAAGCAGTTCTATGAGGATGGTAAGCGTATGGAGGATGGTGTTCCGATCCTGGGAGAGAAGGCTCTGGCACAAGCACCTCTAGCGCAAGCCCAAGTTCCATCTGCTGTTCCACTGGTTCCAGCGGTGGCGGCCGTTTCAAATGCGGTAAAGCGTAAGAAGCCGATTGCAGGCCCTGTCGATGTAGAAGGAGACGAGAAAACAGAACACGAATCGCGTGCATATGACTTTGTGGTACGAACGCAACTAACAACGATGGGAACCAAGATGGACGTGTACCTTGCGAAGGACAAGGCGGGTTCGATGGTAGTGGTAAAGGGTCCCTATCAGACGAGGAAGGAGATTGATATTCTGGTGTCCAATACGGAGTGGAAGAAGAAGCACAATCTTCCTTACAACCGGTTTGTGGTGAGAGAATTGATTCCTGATCGATGGCCCGAGGGCGTTCCTTTGGGTGCAAGAAACAAGATCGATCGCAATCGTCCTGCTTTCTTCTTGGTGTTTGAATCCTACTTCGGCGAGTCTGAACTTCGCACCAAGATGCATTCTAGTACTCTGTGGCCTTCCACAGAGGTGGTAGATTGGGACAAGATTCCCTTTCATTTCGATTACAAGAAGCGGGCCTTATCGGATCAGGAGATAACGGATTACGTCCATGCTATACTGTTTCGATATCTTCTTGGAATCTCGGATTATGCGGATCGGAACTTTGTTATGAAGGATGGTCGTGTCATTTCCATTGATGAGGATGTGGAGAATCATGAGATCAATCTGTACAAAGTTCTGCAGAAGAATAAGGCGGACTTTGTCTATCGATGGCTACTATCAAACTATGACAAGCTGGATGTACAACGATGGACTCCTAAGAATCCGAATGATGTGTCTCAGCAAGAACGGTTGAAGGAGATTCAGACGAAGGAGCTTTGCTTGAGGATGTTCCAAGATCCTGCAAATGTTCCAGCACAGTCGGTACCTGAAGCCCCTAAGGTCGTTCCTGCTTTGCCCGTTCCTGAAGCCCCCAAGGAAGTTCCTTCGCCTGCTTCGCAACCTGCGGCTCAACCAAAGGAGAGCATAAAACCCGAGATTACTAGTAGTATTATGAACGATCACTTTGTATTCATTGACAATGTCTACCGCAGTCGTATGACACTGCTGGATATTCTGGAGATGCGTGGCTATGATGTAGCAAAGTACCGCAAGTTTTCCCCGGCCGAGGCAAAGGAAGCTCTACATTCCCTTACGAGTTTGAGCTTTGTGGCGTCCAAAAAGGATGATGCGACGCAGATTTGCGATGTCCGCTATGTAAACATAACCAATCCCAAGCTGGAGACCTATTTCAAGGAGAATGTCCCAGATGAGAATTCAGAGAAGACGGAAATGATCATTATGACGGAAGGACCAGTGACGGATCGCCATCATGCAACGGCCCTGAAGCAGTACTTGTCGATGAAGGAAGAGCCGAATGAGAACGGCGAGCGAGTTCGTAGAAAGCTACGCGTATCCTTCTTTAGCATTGAGTTGCTGGTGATTAACCCTTTGAAGCATGTCCTTGTTCCAAAGCATGAGATCGTTCCAGAATCCGAGCATAAGAAGTTGATGGAGTCGATGTACATAACGGCCAAGTCTAAGTTTCCTGAGATCAAGTTCCATGTGGACCCGATTGCACGTTGCATCGGTGCGATTCCAGGAGACATTGTCAAGATTACCCGTGCGTCTGCGTCTGCAGGAGAATCCATTATCTATCGTGTCTGTGCACCATAAATCAAAGAAAGATTCTATTATTTTTATTGTATCGAAGTAGATGAGACATACACGTCGACACAATAGAAAACGGTCTGGAACCCAAAAGAAATCATGGGGATATCATTTGATTGTGGATGCCGCACAATGTGATTCGAAGTCGATTTCATCCAAGAAGGTGATTGATACATTTATAAAGAAATTGGTTCCTGCGATTGATATGATCTCCTATGGTGCTCCTCGTATTGTTCGATTTGGAGAGGGTAATAAACTGGGGTATACCTTGGTACAATTGATCCAAACCTCGTGTATCTCTGCACATTTTTGCGAGGAAAATAATTCGGTCTATCTCGATATTTTTTCATGCAAGTCATTTGATCCAAAGGTAGCTCTCCGAATCTTTGACGAGTATTTCCACTCTGGTAAAAAACGGGTTCGCTTTCTAAAACGTCAGGCCTAATCTTCTCCATGAATTTACTAGGGAAACGATAGGAGCAATGGATTGGCCTACATCAAGAGCCGCCTTTCAGTCTCGTTTAGATGCACTAAACACTCAATACACGCCCGCCACGATTACCGGATTAGATACGGCAATTGGAGCCTATCTCACAAAATATGCTGCGAATGCTAACGCTAATTTGTCTACCGAGAAACAAGCGATTATGACCAAAGTAAATGACATAAAAAGTCTGAAGAACCAGTACTCGGCACTGAATGATGATATTATCAAGCTGTTCAAGAATGAAGCAACCAATCATAACTTATCGGCTATTTTGACGGAGAACGGAACGTTGCAAAATAGGATTCAACAATTGCGAAAGGTTCAGTCCAATATCAAAGTCGACGTCGAAACCGCCGTGGCACGAGATGAATTGCTCCGGTCTCGAACCAAGGATATTAATTCCCACCAATTGTTTTTATTTGATCGACCTGTTCGAAGAGGCATGGTCCCCTATCTATGGACAATCTCTGTATTATTGATTGGAATCGGTATCCTATTCCTTCGAACCGTCGCACCCAACTTTCCTACTTTTAGCTTATCCGATATCTATAACTTTATCATGACACAATATCTTACAAGCAATGTACTAATGCTATTACTAGCAGCATGTCTAATAACTATCCTTTTCCTTTCCCTTAAAATTGGAGGTGTATTTGGGTAAATAAAAGGTCCATAACTGTAGTAGAATGGCAACAGTTTGTCCTAGAGCATCCAGTTTAACCGATTCGGAATTAAATCAAGTATTTGACAATGGATTGCTACCGAGTACGCCAAATGGATCAGCGGATCGTGATGGAAATGGAATGTTGACAGCGAATGCAGTATCAACGATTCTCCAAACCCTAAAGACGTCCAATGCTATTCCTGTTGCTACCGCCAGCAATGCAGAAGCGTATGTTGCCAAACAGACAGAATTTTTAAAGAAGGTGAAGGCGGAATACTGCTTCTATGATTCTCGCTACAAGTTTTGTCTGGAAAAGCTGTTTGCGGCGGTTCGTCAAGGATATCAGAACAACAGTAAAGAAGTAGAGACTCTCATTCAAAAACATCTGCTGGCTACACAAACATTCAATCAGCATGTGAATGATTTAACCCAGATCATGAATGCGATAACGGAGGATGGTCTGAAAGCGTCCAATAATATTAACCAGGATATTAAGGATTTTAACGCGAAGATTCAAGAACAAAAGAAGAAGTTAGCGGAACAACATGCTCTTATTTCTTCCAGTCAGGCAACCACTACGATCCGAAAGCAGATGGTGAAATATACGGAGGAGAAAGCACGTCGTTCCGACAATCTGTTAAAGATGTATGGATTTCTGAATGTCGTAGCACTTAGTCTCTTAGTATACATTTATCGAGCGGTTCCTGAGTAATAAATCGATCGTCAAGATAGTAATGGCGAATCTGGATCAGATCATTAATCATACGAAAACCTTTCAAGATGTCGAATTGGCATCAGCGATCGGAGAATTAAAGAAAAATCCAGCCCAAATGCAACGATTTTTGCAAAATCAGCAGTCGCGTGTCTTCAATGATATCGTCAAGCAAAAAGATAATACGTTTCAAAAAGTCTACGGAGATTTGAATCGTTCTACGCAGGTCCAAGAATCCATCTCGATGTATGGTAAACGAAGCAAGGAGCTTGCCGATATTCATCAACAACTGTATGACAATCAACAGAATAGTGCTACTGCTGTCATGGATGACAAGAACCTGGCAAATCGTAAATACGAAATGAACGAGTGGTCAATTGGTGATAAGAATGATACTCTCTTTGTCATGTCATCCCTATTCATCATGCTCTCGGGTCTATTATTATTGATCGGTCTATGGCGAGTAGGAATCATCAGTTCATTCTTGTGTGCACTCTTAGGAGGCCCTTTGATTCTCATTTTCATCTTTATTGTGGTGAATCGTTCACAGTACACGGATAATTTGAGAAACAAGCGCTACTGGAACAAACAGATCTTTGAAGGAAAATATGGAAAGATTCCAATCCCTCTTTGCCCAAATATCGTACAAGGAATCCAGAACGCAGAGGCCAATATTCAGAGAGCGGCACGCTCGGGTATGACAGCGACGGCAAGGGGTCTAGCAAATGTATCTTCCTCTGCTGCACAAGAGCTCAATATGTTCTCGAATACCATCAATTCACAGCTACAAGGAAATACGGCATCCGCCGCTGCATCACCACCAGTACCTGGTTCTAGCCCTTAGAGTGAAATAAGAGTACATTATGTTATATAAATCATGTTGTATACTAAAATATAAAACATGATAGATAGATAGAATGGCGACAGGAATCAATACTCTTGCAACGGACACCATGAATATTGATGCCGATATACAAGGCCTCAAAGACAGTATTCAGGATGCTCTGTTGATGGGAGACCAAATCGTAGGGCAAAATTCAAACACACAGGTGGTACGTCAAGCACAACTTCGTAATAAGGAGCTAAAAGAAACAAAGAACGATCTCGAAGTGGACATACGTAAAAAAGAGGGCATCATCAATCGCACCAATCGTGATTTTTCAGATGTCAAGGACAGTCTACCAGAAAGTCAAACCGATCAGGCCTTGCATGTAGTAGAAGATTATACGGTTGCCATCCTGCTGGTATCTTATTTATTTGCAATTCTTGGATTTATTACATCGTATGTCATACACGCCGCTGAGTTCTGGTCTGGATTAGGTCAAGCTCTTCTTGCTAGTACCATTTTTACCATGCTATCTACGTTGATTTTGTATTATGTGTTTTAAAACCCATACGTTTACGAAAACATTCTTCTTCTCGTTCGAACATATCTTTTTCTAATTCGAGGATTTGTTGTTCTACTTTGATACGATCGTCGCGTGTTTCGATCTTCTGGAGGACACGATAACGAAGTTCAATGATCGCGGTGGGGAAAAAGCAAATAGCACCACCCTCTTCTTCATCATAGGGACCATATTCAGAGGTATCTTCTAGGGTCTTTTTCTCATAAATTTCTACATGAAAGTCTCCCTCTCGTGTACAAATGATTCGCTGAAGCGGAACGGCCCCGTCTTCGATATAGAAATATCCATCAAAAATAAGATGGCCTGGTTCATTGGTTATGACCTCGTCCATATAAGGAACTCGAAGGGTAGAAATACGTTCCCATTCAAATCGGTAAGAAAGATCGATCATAATATGGGGAGAAATCAGGCCATTTTGAATAAGAGATAGTTCGAGGCGTTCGGATGGCTCCATAACTAAAAATAAATACGAATCTTTATATTACTGGCCTTCTGAAATCGCTTTTTCGTACTCTTCTAGGTCTTCCTCGTTTTCAAAGAGACGCATTTGTTTGAAGGTTTTCTTGTCGGATGGCTCGCCGCACTTGTCGCACAGACGCTTGTAGAGTTCGGTCTGGGACAGCTTGCGTCCTACGCCACCACCGATCGCCTCATACCAATTCTTGTATACGCGGAATATGTTCTTGATATCTGCCTCGTATCCACCAACCTTGATTTCACGGGTGCGGGCGTTCATGAACTTGGCGACGGAATCAAACGACTCCTGATACTTGTTCGACTCCTGGGTTACAATCGACGGGACCTGGCCGAGGCCGCCGTGCAAGTACTCGGTCTTGTAGATGTATACCAGGCGAGACATGAAGAGCGTACGCCACTTCTTCAGCTTGATATCGAGCTGATTGTCGCGAGGGTAGATGTTCTCCTTTGGCTTGATGGGCTCCACGCCAGGATCTACGAACTTGGACTCAAAGGGGACGGCACGGACACGACGCCATGTTCCTCGGTCCATCGTGTTGATAGCGGGGAACGCATTGCACAACATGAAGATCTTGCCCGTGATTTTGAACTTGGTCTGCTCCTCAAAGAGACCACGTGCCTCTACATCATCCTCACCCGTGAACTGCTTCATACGAGAGGTATTCAGGGGCTCACGGTCGTCTGGTTCGGCCATGTAAATGAATCGCTTGTTGCGGATCGCCATGATATCAGGGTTCGCCGCACCAGCATCAGGTCGCTTACGTGTCATCGCCGTCGACTGAAGCGAAGACGCATAATCGCCAAGGACCATCGACATCAGATCTACCAACTTGGACTTGCCATTACCACCAACACCAATCCAAGTCTCGTAGGTCTGTTCCTTGTTGGCACCCTCAAGACAGGACGCCAGTTTGCGCCACATGTAGGTTCGGAGTTCGGGACGTGGAAACACTTTGGCCATGAAGTCGTCGATTTCAGCATGAATGATGGCTTGTTCCTCATCGTTGGGATCGTACTCGACGTAGTCAATCGGGTCGCAATTCTTCGTCGCATATCGGCCCGCCATGAACGACACAAAGTCAGACGGCTCGGCCTTTCGGAACTGAACGGTGTACTCGTTCTTTCCTCCCTTGGTCTGAATCGCATGAAGATCGATGACGCCGTTGTTGAAGCCGATCAAGTACTGGTTGGAATTCAGTTTTTGTGCAAAGTCTTCCTCGTAGAAGAGGCCGATGCAATCTCGCATAACGGAATCTTTGAAGCCCGAGGTGTACAAGGACTGTTCGATTTTTAGCATTTTCTTCATACGGCTGTTGATGAACTCTTCGCCCGCGTTGGCGTGCTGGAGTCGTTCGCGGATCGTTCGTCGCGCCTCAATGATGATCTCTGCGACCTCCGTCGTCATCTTGTTTCGCAGATCAATTCCCTGCGGAAGTTTCTTCCAGTATGTTCCTGTGAACTCGTACCAGTCCACCTTCTTAGAATCAACGGAAGCACAATAGTTGTTTCCGTACATGCGCTTCATGAGACGGGCAATGTGGGTATGTGTCGCATCCACCTCGCTCTCCACAAAGTTGACGAAGCTCTCTTTCATGATTTTGGTGTATCGCTCGTAATTGTCGGTTTTCGCCCACATGTGCAAGGATCGGATGGTGAACTGACGCTGTTCGTGGTTGGCACGGCTCCACTTGCTCCATTCGCGCTCCAATCCGCTCACGTTGTTCTCGCCTGCCTTGGAGGATTGGCTGCTGAACTCCATCCAGACGTTGAACATCTCGTGGCTGGGATCAATGTTGTGAAGACACCATCCGACCTCCATCCAGGACTGGTAGGCGTTGGCACGGGCGGCGGACAAACACTCGCGGGCCAGCTGCTTGGCCAGTGCAATCTTGTCGCGCTCAAACTGTTCGTAGACGTTCGAGGAGGTCACGTTCACCACCTGGAGTTCTGGCTCCTCATCTTGCGCAACTCCAGCGGTAGGAGCACGTCGTCCCGTGCAATAATCCAGGCGAGCACGCCACTCTTCTTGCGTTTTCTCCTCCAGCGGCGGAGGAGTCAAGTTCAGCTGATGACGAATGGAGAGGAGCTCGATCAGAGTACGTGAATCGTAGGCCTCCACATTCTCTTCGCTAAATTGTTTGGTTTTACCGTCGTAGGTATACACGGACACGAGCTGGTACGCGGGGATATCGGGTTTGGATTCACCATAGAAGAACCAGCCATTCTTCTTGACAATCGCCTCGTCAAAGATATCCTTCTCAGCATTAATGTATCCGGTGTTTCGAAAGCTGTTCGTCAGGTTCAAACGCTCAATGGAACGATGACGCAGGACCTGCTGGTGTTCAGAGGTAAGAACGAGATCAGGGCACTGAATGTGTACGCCGTCCTTAATCGCCCGATTCACGCCGCCCGCCTTCTTGTCCTCATATGGAGCGGGGCGAAGGGTAATGAAGAAACGCAGAGGCTTGTAAGAGTCGAGATCGTAGAAGTGAGAGATATTTTCGGTGTATTCGCGGAGAAACTCGTGAATGTGCGAGAGTTCAAACTGACGTTGAATTGCACGTTCGGCGGGATATTTAAAGTCAAGGTCAATCAAGATCGGGGTTTGAAAGTCGCAGCGACGCTGCTCAACCAGGTTGAGGGGGCGACGTTGCTGCGTAAAGAGATATTCGTGGAGTAAGTCGAGAAAGTGCGAGTATTCCTCCTCTTTCACCATAAACTTTCCCTTCATCACGCCCATGCCCGTAAAGGAGCATGCGTCGCCTTTTTCGATGACTCGGTGAGAGTCAAGAAAGACGCCGAGAGCGGTCTCGAGAATGTTGTCGGTGGTAGCAGGAGGCATGGGTAGTCGATTTGCCATCCCTTTTTGAGGGCTTCAAATTTTATTCGCCGATTTCTCTCCGATCGAATCTATGAGTCTAATAGATGAGTTATGGTCCTGTTATAAAGGGGAGAACTCACACACAGATAAAGCCACCATATGTATTCGATTATGATGCAATCATTAATTCAATCATTGATCTGAAAAACGATGATGCAGTGCGTGCGAAAGCATTGGAGTATAGACGAGAACAATATGAGACTTTCGTTCGAGGTGGACTTCCAACTAAGATCTATGAAAAATTACTGATACGAATTTTAGAAAGATTTAGAGAATTTACGAGAGAACAATTACAACGTATCTCTACGTGGCTGTTTTCTTGGGAAGAAGAATCATTAACAGGAATTATGAAAGTGAAATCGACGGATGCCATTTATGGTGATTATGCTGCTATTTTACAAGCTGTATTTGGAGATCCAATACCATTTCGAAATCAAAATGGAGAGTTAGATCTTGCCAATTCAACAATTGTTCTGACGATTAATGAAATTATGAAACCATGCCCTTATGGAAATGGTTGCAGACGAGCAAATCCACTTCATAAAAAATGGAGACATCCTCTGGCGAATGTACCAGCATCGGCGGCATCCGCGAATGCACAAGGCGGATTACGACGTCGAACACAACGCAAGCGAAACAAACAGAGGAAAAACAAACGCACCGCAAAGCAACGTTCATAAAATTTGATTTAAAAACCCGCCGATACAGAAGAGGAAGAGATGAAGGAAACCGATTTCTGCCCTACCTGCCGATACTACTTGTATTTGGAGCAGGATTCCAAGACGCTCCGACGTGTTTGCCGCAATTGCGGCTTCCAAGAAGAGGATAAGAAGGGCGGCTTGATTCTGGAGATCGATTTGAAGGAGAAGACTTCGGAAGGATACAAGATCTTGATGAATGAGTTTACCCAGCAGGATCCGACACTTCCGCATGTGAACACCATCAAGTGCCCGAATTCAGGATGCGAGAGCAACACGTCGAACAAGGAGAGGGATGTCATTTATTTGAAGTATGACGCCGTGAACATGAAATTCTTGTACATTTGCAATGTGTGCGATGCACAGTGGCGTTCAAAGACATAAAACATAATATTTGATATCGTCTAGGATGAATGTGTTGATTGTAGGAGCAGGTCTTTCAGGATGCACAATGGCTCGAACCTTTGCCGATAAGGGTATATCGGTTCATATCATTGAAAAAAGAAATCATTTGGCAGGAAATTGTTATGACGAAATTAACGAACATGGAATTCGGGTGAGCAAGTATGGTGCTCATCTTTTTCATACGAATTCGGAGCGAGTGTGGGAGTTTGTTTCACGGTTTGCGGAATGGGTTCCGTGGTATCATAAGGTGATTGGAACCATCAATGGAACACACTTTCCGATTCCGGTCAATATCACCACGGTCAATACGTTATGTGGAGAAGATATGAAAACAGAAGATGAAATGAAAGAATGGCTCAGACAAAATACCATTCCCAACTCGGATCCTAGAAACAGTGAAGAGGTTGCATTAAAGAGGGTGGGACCGGTTCTCTATGAGAAGATTTTTAAGGAGTACACCTTCAAACAATGGGCAAAGTATCCTGCGGAGCTTGATGCGAGTGTACTGGAGCGCATTCCGGTCCGAACCGATGATCAAGAGGGGTATTTTTCGGATAAGTATCAGGCTCTACCCAAAAATGGATATACTGACTTTGTGAGAGCGATGATTGATCATCCGTTGATTACGTTCTCGTTAGAAACGGATTATACTGAAGAGATGCGTGCTCAATATGATTTCGTTTGTTATACGGGTCCGATTGATTTGTTTTATGCAGATCGTGGTTATCCGAAGTTAGAATATCGTTCAATTGTATTTGAGACGGAACATCTCCCGATTGACCAGTTTCAGCCGAATTCGGTGGTGAACTACCCGTCGAACGAGGAACCTTTTACACGAATCGTGGAATACAAGCATTTTTTGAATCAAGATGTTCCTGGGAGAACCACGATTGTCAGGGAGTATACCGTGGGTGAAGGCGATCCGTATTACCCGGTTCCAACGGTACGAAATAGAGAAATCTATGAACGCTATAAGGCGTTAGCAGAGGAAGAAGAGGAAAGGGGTGTATTTTTTGTGGGACGTTTGGCGAATTACAAGTATTATAACATGGATGCAGCGATTGAAAATGCGCTGAATGCATGTGAACGAATTCTAAATTACTCGCCGTCTGTATTGCACCGTTATTCTGTGTGAGCATCCGATGGATGCAGAGACCTATAATCAGATCTTTGATCTGATTATTCGCCGTTTATTATCCCAAAGGGATAATAAAAGCTCATAACCCATTCATTCGAATAGGTTATTCGCCGTGAGTAAAGATCATTCCCCAAAACCGCTCCAGAGCGAATCCTTCAGGAGGATGAACTGAATAGGACATGAGTGGTACAATGGCTTCATAGAAGGATTTGGGACGAGATCGAATGGTCTCTCGAGAGACAATGAACTGTGCACCCGCTGCAAAGGCAAACGTATGATCTGTCTTTGATCGTCCAAATACTTTACGATAGGTATCTATTAACAAAGCATGCAAACTGAAATCCGTTATGTCATAACACAGGTTGATGGTATAGATATTTTTGGAAAGAGGTTCGTATCCAAGAACGGCCTGACCGGCATCTAGTTTTTGTTGAAATGAGGTGATACGTTGCTCCAAACGAGGGGTGTGATCGAACGGGTTGCCTTGTAGAAAGCAAGTATAATCATCAAGCTTATCATAATTCTCGATGATATGATGCAAATAGGTCAGGCCTTCCCGACCGAGATTGGGAAGAGAAATGGATGGATGACGTGAATTCGGTGGAGTCGTGCCTTTGTTATAAATGATTGCGTGTGGAAGACCATTGGTCCAATCTACATTTTCTTGGTATCGGGCGACGACAAATCGAATCATTTATTCATGAATACCCTGTGAGTTTTAAGTTCATACGGAAAATAGAAGATCATACTAAAACGATGCAAGTATCCATCTTTTTATTATGCTACAATGAAGAACTAATGCTTCCGAATACCCTGAAACATTATAAAACACGATTTCCAAATGCGAGCATAACCATTTTTGACAATTATAGTACGGATCGATCGGTGGAGATTGCAAAGGCGGCGGGCTGCCGTGTCATCAAGTATGATTCGAAGGAACAGCAGGATGAGAAATTGTTGATTTGGGTGAGAAGTCATCTGTGGAAGGATTTCGTGGAAAAGGGCTGGGTCATCATGTGCGACATGGATGAATGGCTGGATGCGACGGAGGAGGATTTGAAGGCCGAGGAGGCAAAGGGAACGACAATCTTGATGACACAGGGAGTCAATATGGTGGGAGAGAGCAAGGTAGCCGATTATTCTGACATTGATTTGTTCGAGATTAAGAAGGGATATTTGGACGATAATATGTCGAAACGTATTTGTTTTCAGTATCCTGCGATCAGTATGGAGTTTTGGTACGGGGCTCATAAGTGTTTTCCACAGGGACGTATCCAGTACAGTCAGAAGACGTATTTCTTGAAACACTATGATTTTCTGGGGCCAGAATATTTGGTGGCGAAACATAAGCGTCGATATGAGCGAAATGAGGTAAGCCGAATGAATGGCATCAATCAGCATTACATGAATGAGAGGGAGAAATCGTTGCAGATTTATCAAGCGGCACTATCGAAGGCGGCGATGCTTTAAGGGCCTCTAAGGCCCGTAAGGGCCGACGACTATGTATAGTCTCTAAAATCGTTTGCGTTCGTGTTCTTGTAGGACACGGATAATGATTTGTTTGGCTTCGAGAAGCTGTGGTAAGGTAGGAATGATGAAATCTTCGGATCCATCGGGGCCGGGATCCCATTTCAAACAGAATTGTTCTAGGATTTCTTTCTCGATTAGACTGACGTCTTCGACATGGCATTGAAGAATGAGATAGATCTCGGAACCTTTGGTGTACTTGTGGAGACGACCGATGCGTGTATCGGGACACTGAGAGGTGCGACCGACTTTATAAATAGGACGATTGAGGGACTTGAATTCACGGGTGCGAACCAGGTAAATGTAGCCGTGTTTTTCTTCAATGTCGTAGGTCATGCCTTTCATGATTCGTCGACGCTGACCTTGCTGAACGGCGATACTAACCGTTTTCTCTTCAACGGGGTCTTCATCGGCTTCTTGAGACATTCTTTTGATCGTACTTGATAAAAAGAATGCCGATATGGGAACACGAATTTACTTATGAAGTGTCTTGCGTTTGCGATGCACACGGCGTGTCTTACGTGCAGTGTGCTTTCTACGACCTCCAAATGGACGTTGCATCAATGGTGCCAATTGTGTGATTTGCTGAATGTAATTTCCAGTACCCTTTACATTTTGCATAATTTTTGTTTTTTCATATGGTGAAATTTTCATACTTTTTAATGCTTCTACATCGGATCGTACATTCGTTGCTGTACTTCCATTTTTAAGTGAATTTAAAACCTTGATCAAATTAGTTCTGAATTCTTCTTTGCTCATTTCTACTTACCATGTATATTTTTCGTGTCATCTTGAAAAGAATACGCGAAAAATATATCTTTCATAGATCATGCCCCAAACGGGCGAATCTATGGTTAAAGATATCCATTCTCATTGAGAATGACCCGTACAGATCACAACGTGGTGTCTATTTATTGCGTCGGGCTCCAGATCCATTTTGGATCATATGTCTTGTCCAGACATGTTTTAACCGTATCATTGCGATCGGTATTTTCCCCATTGAACCATGCCTTTTTTAAAAGGTCTTTTGCCTTTGGCTTATTGTCTTTAGCGTAAGGCTTGTTTTAACTACTCTGTTGCGTTAGACACTACTTCGATCTTTTTAGCAATAGAGTAGCATTTTACTGCTATGCAGTTTTTAGAAAGAATGTTTCTTTCTGCCATTATTATGGCTTTTCTCGCTGCTATGCAGTCTTTTGTTGCTGCTATGCAGCGTATAACCATTCTACCATCGAACCCCTGGTTCTAATTGAATGGAGTCGCGTACGACTTTTGATGACTTGGATTTTTTTATTTGTTTTTTTTATATATCGGTATCCCATATCCAAGTATTAAAACTATTTAATACAATGGATGATCAATACCCGTAGGTACTGTCTTAAATAAATATCTTAAGATATGTATTTGCATTAATGCAATTGCTGTGGGGATACCTAGAAACCTGAGAAGAAAGAGAGAGAAATAAATAAGTACACACAAAAAATACACACTACCACACGAAAAAACTAATTTATATACAAAAGGGTACGTACCTTTGGATGCCACTGCCGTCTTGAATGCCGAATGCCGTCTTGAATGCTTGCCGATGCCGATTGCCGAATGCCGAATGCCGTCTTTAATTATGGATGTGTATCGATAGAATAAGAGATCTCAAGGTAAAGGATCAATCTCTTTTGTAAAAACAATGGTTAGAGATCCACAACCGAAATCATCTTATTTCAGTTAATACCATTCCATAATTCCCATGCTGTATTCTTGTTAATTTATTAAAAGAGATTTGCTGTAAGAATACTCCCTATAAGATGATCGAGGCATAAAATGCTCTTAATACTTGTACACTCGTCCTGTGTTGGGAATGTGAGTATGACAACAAGTGTCGATCTATCTTTCCGTATCTGCATTCCGTTTGGTTTTCATTAATTATTGAAAGGGGGATTGCTGTTGGAATACAACGGAAAGGTCTCATTTGGGTTGGGCATAAAATGCCCCTGGGTTATGTCGGACACGAAGTGCCCTTAGGTCGAGATTCTCAGATAGAGAATCTCTTTGGTCGAGGTTTACAACCTCTTAGGTCGGGCACGAAGTGCCCTTAGGTCGGGAATCCCCTGTGGGATTCCCTTTGGTCGAGGTTTACAACCTCTTAGGAACGCCTTCCTCCTCTTCTCTTTGTACTGCATTCCATTGGGTTTGATTAACAGTCAAAATTGGGGTTTGCTGTTGGAATACAGAGAAGAGGAGGATGGCTTCTACACTAGAGAAGTTTTAGTCCTTTAAGCTTCTTTTATTGGTGGCGGCGTGTCTTGCGAGCGGCACGCTTCTTGCGAAGTGTGCGCTTCTTGCGAAGTGAACGCTTGCCGCCAGTTTTATTCAACAAACCATGATTCATCACGATTGTTTCAATCTCTCTATATTTCTGTTCCGCTTTTGCCATATCGTCCGCGTTAGGAATTCTACGAATAATATTGAGCGTACCTTGCATGACAGCGACCTTTTTTTCGTTAAGACTCATGGTTATACTTAGTGCAAAGAAAATCACGCACGTAGAATGGCCCGAACCTGATCGTACCGCTCATCATCCAGAATGGCACGCATGCCCTGGTAGGGAGTCTGGACTTCTACCCCGCCCTTCTGAAGGGCCTTGAGCATGCTGGGGCTCCAACCGGAAAGCTGGACAACACCCTCCTGATCCGCCTTCGCATGAAAATCCTTGAACTCTGCACGTACATTCCAAATGACAATACGAGGTGCCTTCCAACCCTTGCCCTTTCCAAACAGATGCTCACCCGCTTCCTTGAATTCGCGGCGAATGCGAGTCAACTGGGTCTCCCACACGGATTGATGAGACGACGATGACTGGTATCTCGTGTCAAATGCCGCATCGAAACCCATGTCGGTTATGACAATCAAATCCTCTGGTGCCTCGTCAACAGGAACTTTCCACTGGATCATGCGCGTCAGAATCATCTGGCACGCTTTATAGAAGTCAGTGCTCAACCCTTGACCACAACCACGAATGGAATCGAGCTTCCCCTTCAATGTCTTCTCTCCAACAAAGGAGTGCCACTGTGGATTGGAATCGAAGGTCAGGATATAATCCTTGAAGGATGGATGAGTGCACTCCGAGATCAAGATTCCAAGTGCCACGGAGATCTCCATAGGAAGACCGCCCATGCTGCCACTGAAATCGCACATGGCAATCGCCTTGCCGAGTCCGCCCAGCTTCAATGTCTCTTCGCGGATCGACTCCCATTGTGCCTGGTTGATAACATGTTGGTCGCGTGAAGTAGAGCGATCCTGTGCCTTCAAGACCAGCTCATGTGGCAACACAACATTGGCACCATGTGCCTTCTTGGTTCCGTTTTTCAGACCCTCCGCAAACTCCTCGAAATGCTCGCGGCATAACATGCGATCCTCGTCCTGGGAACGAATGGAACCATCCTTGGCCTCATTCAAGAACGCCTTGTCGTGGATCTTCAAGCATCGACCAGGAACCGCTTCAGGCTGAATCTTGCGCCATGTTCCACCGCACATGTTGACCTCCACAGTTTTGAGAACGCTGTTCAGGAAGCTAGTCTCCTTGCGATAACGAACCATTCGACGGCGGGCGGTTGTCTCGTGAGGATAGAGTGCTGCGGCAATCGGGCCGGCAATGCCCGAATACGTCTTGGACTTCTCGCGAGGGAGCCACTTGCCGAGGAGGGAGATCGACGAGGTCTGACCCGAACCCGCCTTCGTCAAATCCTCCATGAACTGCGTCTTGACGATCTCGAGAATGGGGGCACGCAACTCGGGAATGAGCGTCCAAAGAGACCACATGTCTCGCCAGCAACCGTACTCGGGAATCAAGGCGAGCATCTTCGAACAAACCCGTGGGTAGAATTGGTGCAGCACGTTGAAGAACTCGTAAAATAGTCGGCGCTCGCCCTTGCCACCTCGCACATCGCGAGTCTGGAACGCCATGACGAAGAGATCGCGAATCCAATCGTAATCATTCAAATTGGCGATCTTCTCCACGTACTGACTGATGTAATTTGGATTCAGATCACGATTCAGCATCGTAAAGAGGGAGACACGCCAATCACCCACGCCATCTTCTGTGTAGACATCGGCACCGTTCACACCGGTTTTAGACCTGTTCATTGCTTGCACAAATGCCATGTTGTCTTTATTATAGAAATGTATTTATTCTTTAGGTAGAAGTGTTGCAACATAATAGCACTTGGCAGCGTTGAATAGATGCCATAGGCTATGATACAATACATATTTATCGTCGTGTAGAATACCATAATGTACAATAAAAGAAATGATATTGGCATGTATGATTCTATAAAGAGAGTATCGTCGATCCCACCCCAGACCCACATCGTAGAAAAACCAGATCAATGCCATGACATGATCGAGTCCAGCAATCCATCGGTTTGATTCATCGGTATGATACAGGACAGAAAGAGTAGTAGACAGTATAATAACATGAATATATCCTACAAACCGTTCATAATTGCAAAGAAGGGGTAGAATGCAGTAAAAATGGGGAAGAGTCGAGAGAACCAACCAATTCATTGTATTTCAATTGCGTATAATCTTTATACGCGATTCATTATTACAATACCATCCTTAAATAATTATACCAAAGACTGTAAATCTGCCACAATTCGTTCAGGGCGGGAATCAAACCGCTTGATCTGTTCGTTTCCTGCCATAAAATACAGCCATTTTTTAGAATGTTCCTTATCCTTTCTCATAAAGCGACACAACGTCGATCCTGTTCCTTCCAGCCATCCTTCGAATAATGTACGCAGTGTAGGTGGAAGTTTTTCATAATAATCAATGTATACAAGGCCTAAGAACAAATACAAATCTCGTCCTTCTTTGGGACAAGGGTCGGATAGAGAATATACCGTACTGAGGGATAAATCGGATACATGGGTCTCAGTGGATCCGATGCAGGAAAACCCGAAATCAATGAGTGATAAGGATCGGCGAGAAGAAATCTCAATGATTTCATTTTCAATGGTCAGAATTTTACGCATGGGTTCGTGTTCAACGACCAAAAAATTACTAGGTGTGAGATCACGATGATTCATTCCTAGTGTATGATCCAAGTACCATGTCATAGCACTAATTTGCAAGAGGCAGTCAATCATAGAACTAGAAACACAAGAGGGGGGAGATGCATCTAAATACTCATTGAGTGTGGTCGCCCCTTCAATCGGTTCCATAACAAATCCAACGGATTCATCGCGTAGACGGAAGATTCGCAGAACTTCGGGTGTACCCATTGGAAACCCAATATCTTTCATATGAAGATGTACCCATTGTTGGACACAGGCTTCCTGTAGTAAGCTTTTTCCTGGAATCATAGGGCGTTTGACATACACTTCTTTTACTCCCTTTTCTGTTTCATACCGAGCCACATCAATGTATCCAAATGATCCATGCGACAAGGTTTTAATGCAAGTCAGCGTACAGTCAGGAAGATCAATATAGACGGAAGGTCGAAGAATGGAGGGATGACTTGGAGCGGTAAGGGAACGAAGCCAGGAAGAGGACCGCAAACATCCTGACGATGGGATTCCCATGGACTCCAGTGAGACCCAAGCAATGCATTTC